TAGAAAGATGACTTAGAAAGTGATCATAGGTTTTAAATCCCATCTTTTTAACCCAAGAACTCACTTGAATTCTTCTTCTCTTAGAATAGTATTCCCACGAAATAGACAATTTAACACTCCTTTAAAAATAAATCATTGCTTGTTTCAAGATCGTCTCTAATGATCTCTAACAATATATCTATTTCGCTCTCTGTGTGTGATCCTAAAAGATAGGACTTTAATAAATGCTCCAGCTCATCGTATGATCTAGGGTGATCAGCCATCGTAGTTATTTCTTGAATTGCGCTTGCACAAAAAATCAAGAGATTTTCAGCCCTCTCTTCAGACCAGTCACAAGCCTCAAGTAATCTAGTTGACTTTCCTAGATCCTTCAAAGAATTAAATAGATAACTAAACATTTTTAATTAGATAAAATATCGCTTACGCTAGACTGAAACCTCGGATCAGAAGCAATCTGGTCAATTTTTTCCTGATTTGTGTCACAGCTATAGAGGTTACACACGTCCTTTGCAAGCTTCCGCATTGCAGAAAGAAACACGTTTCTAGCTGTTGAATGATTCATCTTATATCCAGACGCTGTCATTTCCTCGGCAATTTCTCGATATCCGATTCCAAAATCATCTGATACTGTAGCGTATCCGCCCCTTACTTTATATCCTTTCGGCATTGACATAAATTACTCTCCCTATTTAAACATTAAACGATTCGTCTTCGAGAAGGTCTTCAACTATTCCAAATCTCAAACGAAGTATCTTTTCTTCTCTTGCACTAAGTTTCTTAATACAATCTCTAATTGCTCCAGCAACTCTCTCTCTATCAATCATCTCCCCTGGGTCAATTGAACTAGAATCTGCAATTGTCTCTGAAAAAAGCCTGCCGCCTGACTCCTCATTAATCGGAGCATCGATTGACAACATCCTTTGCAAAGCAGCTGATTCCTGGCTAGTCTTAATCATAGACTCTGACACACCTAGCAGATCAGCAAGCTCACTACAGGTTGGTGTTTCTCCAAATTCAGATTCATACTCTTTGGATGTTCTTCTTATTTTGCTAAGCAATCCGCTTGCATGTGCTGGGATTCTCACAGTGTTGGAATGGGTTGTAAGATACCTGGTCACTGACTGCTTGATCCACCAGCATGCATAAGTAGAAAATTTAAAACCTCGACGCCAGTCAAAGCGATCAACTGCCTTCATCAGCCCTATATTAGATTCTTGAATTAAATCTGAAAGAGAGGACTTTGAACCTGGCCTGTAATACTTCTTGGCGATACTAATGGCCAACCTGAGATTTGATTCGATCATCTGATCTCTGGCTAGAAGGTCTCCCTTTTCTATTCTTTTTGAAAGTTCAACCTCCTGCTCCTTGCTTAGAAGAGAAGTTTTTCCAACTTCAGTAAAATAGGAATCAATGGCTGCCGACATATTTTCTCCACATGGTGTGTGTTTTAGTTTGATATATTAAAAATAGACACATTGCATCTACTTTAAAGGGGAAATTAGAATCTTCTTTGTTTATTTGCAAGATACGCTTTGTGAGCAAGCTTTCTTCTCTTTCTACTTTCAAGCTCTCTATGAATGTAGCACATTTCAATTTCAGCTGCAAATGCTCGCTTGTTTCGACCTCTCATGTTTTCAATTATTTCTTTCATGGCGTTATAAGATCTTCCCAGCTCATCATCGTGCATATAATTTAGCTTTTCACGACTGTACTTTCTCATTCTATCTTGCTTCCTTTTAATATTATACATCAAGATTTTTAGTTTTACATGATTTAGTGAGATTATCCTCACAAATAAAGTATATTACATTTGTTGAAAGTGTACAAGATGTTGTTGTTGATTTTTATCTCTACAAGTCTTTAGAGAGTCTTTAGAGCTTTGGTCATGGTAAATATTAAACTATCGGTTCCTATGCAACCAGCAGGGTGTCAGATACCCCTAAGCGCAAAAAACCTAGCCGCTGTTTATTGCATCATACAGTGTCTTAATAATTAAGCCAACCATAGACGTAGAAACGACCCACATTAGCTTTTGAAATCCCGACACTTGAGATTTTATTATAGCAAAGTCTTCATTTAAATTTTGAGGATAGTTTGTTTGAATTTCTTGAAGTCGCTGCTCTAAAAGAGTAATTCTTGTTTCTTGTTTAGCTGTAGCACTTGTTAGAGAGCTCATTGACTTTTCTATCTTTTCAAAACCTTCCTTTATGATATCAAGCTTTTGTGCAACGCTAGCTGAGGCAATCTTAAGCTCAGTTAAATCATTTGAAAGTTTAGAAATCCACTCTTCAGTCGAACCATTTGACATTATTTCACCCTCGCGAACATACCGAATCTATCCTTAACGAGTCGAAAAACGCCGCTTCTTCCGACCCTAGGACTAACTTTAACTTTCATTAAATAAGTATTACCAGACTTGATAATCTTCCCGGCGGACTTGATTGCTTTGTTGATCTTTAGCCACAGCAATATTTGAGACATATCCTCATCTGACTGTGTCAGGATGGTGGCATATTTCCCATTTTCTTTTTTTATTTTTTTTCTACTTTCAAAAATCACAATGCCCTTAGCCTAGTTTTTTATTAAATTACCAAAGGCTTGCCGTCTAGCGTAAAATCTCGACCGTTTACTGATAGAACTTTTAGAGATACCACACCGGGCAGGGACTTAACTTTTTCTCCGAGAAGTTTAAGGTTTTTTTCAAGAGAACCTCCGATTGGTAAGAACTTTATATACATGTCAATATAAGATTTACCATGAGCAACTTTGGGTCTCACAACTTTAGATTTTTGTCCAACAACAGTTACCCCGTGAAGGGCGCGAATTCTAGTCATTGTGTCAGGCACGTGCGCTTCTTCTTCCATTGCCAGCCTGTATATGGCGTTTAAAACTTCTTTCTCAAGCCTATACTTGGGATCAGCTTCTATAAGAAGGGAAATAAAGCTTCTCAGGGTGCGTTCAGAAATATGATCAGACATCATAAAGATAATTATTATGCTGAATGCAAACTAGAAAGAATCATTTTGTCTTGCTGGTGCAGACTCTTCCTCAATCATTGCACAGCCTATGGTCAGCATCATTGTAGCTGCAGACGCTGCATTTTCTAATGCTGATCTTACAACTTTAACGGGATCTATGATTCCCATCTCATACATGTCTCCATACTCACCTGTACTCGCATTGTAACCAAACGAATCATTATTTTGCAAAACCTTTTGAAAAACAATATCTGAAGTACCCCCAGTATTTGAAACAATTTGCTTAAGAGGGTGACCGCATGCTCTTTTTACAATGTCAACACCAACCTTAAACCCATCTGATTCTGTGCTTGGAGAAAGAATATTTGTAGCAGACTTTACAAGAGCTACTCCGCCTCCGGGAACTATTCCCTCCTCGACAGCAGCTTGAGTTGCGCTAAGAGCATCCTCAACTCGGTCTTTTCTCTCTCTTAGTTCCATCTCTGTAGATCCTCCCACCCTAAGGACAGCGATTCCTCCAGAAAGTCTCGAAAGCCTTAGCTTTAAAATCTCTGATTCCTGATGAGACAGACCCGAATCAGAAAGCTGACTTCTTATTTCTTCAACCCTTTCTTTTATTTTTTTCTTCTCTCCGCTGCATCCAATAAAGATAGTATTAAATTTTGAAACAGAAACTCTTTTGCAAGTCCCGAGAGAAGAAATATCTATTTCTGAGATTGACTCAGAAGAAAAAGCGGTAATTAGACCATCGCAGCCTAATTGTATTGATAAATCTTCGAGCATTCTAGCCTGGCTCTCACCAAATCCCGGTGCTCTTACAGCACAGACCTTTAGATTTCCTCTAACCTTGTTTAGAACCAGTCCTTGCATTGCCTCACCGTCAACATCAGTTGCAATAATTAGCAAGCCTCTCTGAGATGTTAGCGCCTTTTCCATTACAGGCATCAGCTCTTTCAAGCTTTCAAGTTTTTTATTACAAATGAGAATTACCGGATTTTCCATTTCACAAGTCATTTTTGCGCCATTGTTGACAAAATAGGGTGACAAATATCCTCTGTCAATTTGTAATCCCTCAACAATATTTAAAGAAGTCTTAAACCCCTTAGCCTCCTCAACGGCGACGACACCGTCCTTTCCGACAGCACTAAGTGCGCTAGAGAGAAGTCTTCCGATTTCCTCTTCACCGTTCGCTGAGATGGTTCCAACTTGTTCGACCTCTGCATCATTTTTAACTGGTGTGCTCATCTCCCTGAGGTTAGAAGTAATTATCCTAACAGCGTACTCTATTCCTTTTTTAATTTCTGCTGCAGAGTATCCGGCTGCTAGCATCTTGATACCTTCTCCAAATATTCCCTGAGACAAGACAGTCGCTGTTGTAGTTCCATCACCCGCCTGATCGGCAGTTCTTGCTGCAGCCTCTTTTACCATTTGAGCACCAAGATTTGGGAACTGATCTTTAAAGTTTATAGATTTTGCAACTGTTACACCGTCTTTTGTTAATACTGGATACCCGCCCGGATTTTCTATAACAACGTTTCTTCCCCTGGGTCCCATTGTAACCTTAACGGCGTTAGAGAGAGAATTGACACCCTCAAGTATTCTCGAACGAGCGTCATCATCAAATTTTAAAACCTTGTTAGTTTTCTCTGCATCCACGATTAATCTACCCTTTTAATATTCTTCTCTTAGATTCAGCAAGCACATTTTTAGCTTCTATAACACGCCTGTTTCTATTACACACATTCTCTGCGACTATCAGATCTCCAACCCTTAGGGCAATCTCATCTTCGGAAATAAGGCCGCTAGACCTTAAAATTTTCAACTCTGTGTCTTTTAAAAGTCTTTCCAATTCAAACTCCTGTCTTATATTGCCGAAGAAGAAACTCTCGCCTTTAAGCCTCCTCCAAGATCTACCTCAGCATTACTAAAACTTTGAGGTAGTGGAGGCTCCTTGGTGTCAGACGAAATAGCATCTTCATCTATAACACCATTGGCGGGAGAAGTTTCTTGACGTGTTAAATAATCAAGCTTTTCACAAGCCACTTTCTTTGAATGGCCAACTATTTCGTCTATCATTCCGGTCGCACGCTCTATCATTTTATCTCGAAGATCATCAACATCCGTAAAAACTTCAGCGTTTAGATCTCCCAAAGGTGAAACGGTAGATTTTTTATCTGGGAAAACGACATTATAAGAAACAACTTCTTCATCTAGAGTTCTTCTCACAATTTGTTCTACAATCTTGACCGGGATTACTTTTTTATCCTTTCTAAGAAGTAGAAATATAACTTGACCTACTGTGTACTTCATCTAATCAAACTTGGCTTACTCAAGTATCACACAAAAAGCGGGATACGTTAAACTAGCGTGGGCTTAAACTTAACCCTGATGCTTTATAACATCTTCGGTTAAAACCAAAAAAGTATCTTTGTGTCCCGTTTTCTGTGTATACTCAGTTAAATCGAGATTTTGAAGTGCATCTTTTAAGCGATGCTCTTCTCTATACCCGCCATAGTTTGTATAAATTTTAACTAGCCTTTCAATGACTGTGTTATGTAATTTCAATTTTAATCTCGGTTGTTGATTTTTTTATCTAAAGCCAACACCTAGTGCGCCCATAGCGACGCGACCTTTTTTACTACGTGCCGGCTTATTATCACCATACACCCAGGATGAATCACTGTAAACTCTTCCCTCAGATCCAAACATTGACCTAATTTCACGTCGGACGGCTTGGCGGACCTTGTTCTCAGCGACAGACTGGCCCCTCTCTTTTCTCATTCTGAGAATCTCTCTCTTGAGCATGGCCTCATCTATCTCAACAATCTCATCTTCGCCATCCTCTGTGATTTCAAAAGCATCGAGGGGCGGTGCAATATCAACATCTCCGGGAGTTTCGCCGTCGCCGCCTCTTTCAGAAAGGCTGCTGAGCCATTCCTCTTCTTCCTCCGGAGACACTTGGCCCCCATCAAGATTAACACCGTCTTGTTCAGAAAGTTGACCTTTTCCATATTGAAGATCTCTCTCTCCGGCAAGTGCAGAATCTTCATGATAGCTTCTATTTGAAGCTTCATTTAGCATACCGCTTGATTGGTTCCCGGGAGTAACTCCTGCAAGGGCAGCAAGCCTATCAGCATTAAATCTCATTATCTTAGTCTCCTTAGTAGACAATATTAAATATACACGTCAACTAGATTTTTCCTAAGAGAATTTTTCTAGAATTACGCTGTAGTTTCTCGGAGAACTTTTCCAATAATCTATCTTATTCTGAATCTTAGAAAGCGACCTTGTGCTTTTCTGTTTTTCTCTCTTAAGCATCTTTATCAGATTACTCTTTTTTCTTTTTGCATTAGGAGAGCACCTGTTTATTCTAGATGATATCTGTGACTCTTTCTCAGCGAATTTTTTCTTAGAATCATCTATGTCTGTATGTAACTTTGCCAAATAGATTTCGCTATTATCTCTAACACTTCCCACTAAAATGTTGCATTTCTCCATGCAACTGGATTTAATCATCTGGGATCTTCCTCTTGAGCCGTTTGCTGGCGGTCTAAAATTTTCTATAGTTAAGTTTTCAAAATGAAGGACAGCAAATTCTGAAAAACTAGGAGAGGAAATTATATAAATGTAATCCAGAGAACCCTTCGCCCGAAGCGTCTCATAGTCTGTTTGTAAACTGATTTGCCCTGACTTGTTTCTTGTTGTAAGCTTGCATTCAAGCTCCTTTCCGATTGAACCGACAACTATATCAGGTTGGCCTGGGCGACCATCTGATATTACATCAGAATAAACTTTGCCAATCTCTGCAGCAAGAAACTTTTCTTGAGACTGGGAAAGAATACAATTCCTTCGGCCAGAATTTTCAAGTAGATCCATATCATGTTTAGAAAAGATGTTTCTAATATCCTCATGAAATTTTTGCATATTTAAAATGGCACTCTGGGCCATTTCTTTGGTTATATAGCTCAAACTAATCCTCCGAAGCTATTCGAGTTCTAACATTTGAAGTAATTTTCTTACCCTTCTCGGCAGCTGCCGCAAGAGGCTCTAGGTCAAGTGCGTGCCTAACCATATCATATACATCATGTGAAAGCTTTTCTTTAAGGACTGCCATATCAGCATACTGATGAAGATCCCACTGAACAACTGGGACATCTTCTCCCTCAAGTCCGGGCTCTAGCTCTCCTGTCTCTCTGCTCTCAAAAATATAAAGAAGTTTTGGCATTTCTTCTTCAGGGGGAACCATTACAAATGGAAGCTGTGAAGAGCCACCTTCTGCAACCTCTTCGTACATAATTTCAGGAATCCACCTGCTGGTTGGTGACATAGTTAATTTCTCCTTATATTCTAATTGTTACACAAAAAAAGAAGTTGTTTAATTAAAAGAGATTTGTGATGATGCTCTTTGAAATACTACGTCAAAATTATGAAGAACTGTTGGGTTTGAAGCAAGGCTTGGTCCTGCAGCAAGACCTGAATAATCTTTGAGCTGAGCTAAAATATCTAGAAACACTCTCTTTGACTCAGCTTTTACATTGTCTAGTGTATACTGCTCTATATCACGCTGTAGTTGCACCAGCTGTTCTTCAGTCAAATTATTAATTTCAGGAGCCTGTGAAGAAACCAGGGCCTCTCTCAAGAGATCTTCTGAGGAAGGTATGTTAATACCCGTAGAGTCATATTCATAAAATATTTCATTAATTGTCTGATTTAATGAACTGATATCTGGCTGTCTTGCGATGGTAAGGTAGTCTGAAACAACCTGTTGGGCATCTTCCGAAACTCTTCTAATGAAATCATCTACACTGTCACTGCTAGATTCCCGATACTCTCTGATTCCTCTTCCGCCCGAAATATTTCTAGTAAATCTTCGACCCTGACCAGAAGAAACATCTTGACTAATCCCGGTTGCTGCTGACCCTCCAAGAGATCCAATCTTCGTAAATACACGTCCCAGCAGTCCGGTAACTACACCGGCTAAGCTAGACACTAGTCCAAAAAGACCTCCTGTCTCTATTGGGTTCCCATCAGCGTCGACTCCCCCGCCGAAGAGCGTTCTGTATGCGGGGGTAACAAGAGAGTGGATCAGACCAACGTCATCTAAAGTTTGAGGATTTTCACGACCAAAAAGCTTCAGCCCTCCGGGAAATTTAGCACCAGCACCGTCAGGGGCTGTGTAACTATAAAACTCTCTTTCCTTTATCAAATTTTGACTCATTGCATACTCTCTAATGAGTGTTATTAACAATGCTTTTTCATTCGAATCCATTAAATCTATCTCTCCTTTCAGCAAGCGATCTTAAGATAAGACCTGTTCCGGTAATTTCTTTATAATAATTAATAATATTCTTTTCAAATTTATTTAAATTTTGCTCTTTGGTTTTAGGATCTCTTGTTGAAAAATTCTTTCTTAGCTTGGGCGGAAGACCTTTCATGACTTCTTTTTTTACTGTAACCCAGTCATCACAGTTGCTAGTATATGTAGAGACAAATCGAACTTCTTCAAAAATTCTTTCTTTATCTTCTACGCTAATTGTCACTATATTATCTCCCTGATCATTCTTCTTAGCGCTTCAGAGATATTCTCTTCTTCTGACGCCTCCAAAGATTTGACGACCGCCTTTGGGTCTGGGAAAGAAGATTTCTTAACCATTTTTATAAAATCTTTTCTGTCAGCTTCATTATCCAAATCAATTCCAGAAGTTACCAATTTTTTAAGAGGATTCCCAGTTAGCTGGGACCTTATTCCATAATTTCCTCCTCTGAAGTTTCTAAAATAAACGGATCCAAGTGCATCAGGGAAATCAAATATCTTAGTTGATCTGTCATTTCCAACGGTTATTTTATAGTCTGGGTGAAGATGAAACAAACCTTTTCCCTTTACTTGAACAAGCCCAGCTTTTTTAAGCATATAGTATTTTCGAAGAATTTCTGCAGAAACTTTGTAAACTGCTAGAAGGGCACCCTTTATCTCTCTATCTCCGACAGTAATTGGATTATCATTTAGAACAGGTTGAACAATGTCCACGTATTCATCTCTAGAAATCTTTCTCAACATGCTCTCTATTTTTGGAGTAGGGCTATTAGCTCGATAGGAATTGATCGCTTTTCTAACTTTTTCAAGTCTCTTCTTCACCTTCTTTCGAGAGGGATCTGCATTAATTAGATTTGCTATATCTTGATTTTGAGGTTTTGGGTTGGTAGCTAGAAACTCGCCCTTATCAAAATCATAGGCAAGTGTAGGCTCACCGGCTTGAGCGTTGGGTAACTTGATCTCAATACCAAGCTTCTCAGGAAGACCCTTTTCGTTGATATCTACCGTTGGAATATAAATATCAGAGACTGAATTATCTTCTCCGCCGGAAACCGCAGCCCCGGAATCTTCGAGTTGTTTAAGAGAAGCAAGCTCATACTCATACCCAGCTTTCCGCTGACCACCTGTAACGCCTGCGATTCCAAACAAGATGAGAAGATTTGAATCAACCAAATAATATGCTGTATAAGATCCGCTTGTATTTTTCCCCTCGAGAGGGGCAAGTTCTCTAACCTGTCCAGCGTGCCCAGGAGAGAGAATATCATAAAGGTTGTTCATCAATAAAGAGAAGTCATGCTTATCTTGTGAGCCTGACTTTATTCCAAATCTCATTAAACCGAGGGTAGCACTACCCCCAATAGATTTTTCAAAATCTGATCCTAAAAACTCATTAGAAGAAAGTATTTTTTGAATAACTTTTGTTTTAGCTTTCCAAGTCTTTGCAGAGTTAAACTCGTCTGCTTCAGGCCCAGTCTCCTCCTCCTCCTCCTCTTCAGGAGAGATTAGTGTATCTTTTCCTATTTCAATATCAACTGAAACATCTTCCTCTTCTTCAAATAGAACAGTCCTTATCATTTTTCTTAAACTGTTTTCTGACACACTCTCTATCCTTTTTGATTTAATATACTCCACAGCTTCTTGCGCAGCACTCCTGACTCTCTCTGACTTAGAGCCAAGCCTATTACCAATATAGGTTTCAAATCTATCCAGAGCCTCTCTGAATTCATCTGCGTTAGATTCTAGCATGTAATCAACAAGTTGATTAAAGGTTCTAACTGTATCCTTTGGAACTGTAATTCCAATCAGCGGGAGATAATTATCGGGATCAATGATCCTTCCCTCGAGATTCTCTTTACCCCCTATTCTCTCTCTCCAGCCGCCAGGAAAAGCAACCGTGTATTTAATTACCTTGTCAGGCGAAGATTCTCTCTCACCTTTTATTTTTGCAAGTAGAGATAGCATCAGCTTATGATACTCTCCTTTTACTTCTCCTTCTCCCCCACCAGAAAGTTCCCACGCTGTATCTTCAATGCTGCGACTTTTAAATAGATCTACCTGATAATACCTCCCATCAAGATCAATCATGATGGTAGCTGCCTGCCCTCCTGGTAATTTCATAACCCTTGGGATTCCAGAAACAAGCTCGTCCCTAAGATAAGGTAGACCATTCAATCCGGCAACAAGGGTCGGAAGATCAGGTTCGCTAACAACAAGGTCAACATCCCCGATCTCTTTTTTATTTGTTGCAGTGCTTCCGGCAGGTAGATAATCTAGCCCCAAAGGTTGTAAAACATTTCTCTCAACCTCGCTTGTTATTTTGTCTGCTACCTGTCTCGATATTCTTTCATCTGTAGTTACAGGCGGGCCTGTTGGGCGACCCCTTTCGTCCCTTGGTCGGAAAGCATTTCCTCCCTCAATAACTAACCTTTCAGATAGTACAGGAAAATATTTATCAATCTTCTCAGCCCTGTTATTATTATGATTAGATCGACTTCTATAGTCTTTAAGAGACTTTTCAGGATCTAGCTTGTTTCTTTTTGCAAGTCTGCCCATGGCGGGACCACCCATGCTATTGGCAATTCCGTATGCTATGGCGCGCCCCCTGTCAGTTTGCCAGCGCTTTCCTTTTTCTCCAAACCCTCTAATTTCATCCTCTGCGGGTAGTGCAGTCACATTCAACCAAGCTTTAAGTTGCTTTCCTTGATTTGCCCGATTGCTGGCAAATCTTTTCATTGACTCTTTCCAGCCAGGAATATTATTATAACAGTGCTTACTCTTGCAATCGATAGACTTTAGCTCGGCTACGGTCATTCCAGTTTCCCTAACATCATCATCTGTCATTACGTCGTATAATTTAGGCAAGCCATCTGAAGCAAAGTGACCTATTCCGACGGTTCCTCCATCAAGTGGGAAAACATCATCCCATCTCTTTCCTGATACTAGCGGTGCTTCTCCTCTAATACAATCAGCATCAGGGCACTTTGCAATAACTTTGGCAAGAATCTTCAATGCAAGATTTCTATCGAAGCCTGAAACATCTCCGGTAGCTACAACTTCTGGAGAATAGTCGGCATCAGATGAGCTATCAGCCTCTAAGTCAACTGCTTCACTTAGGCTTAAAACAGTATGTTGAATTATCTCATTTAGCATCTCTTCAACATCTTCTTCCTGTGGGTCACTTCCCGGAAGAGAAGCCTTTCCGAAACCTTCGCGGCCCATGGACTTGCCAAAAAACCCTCTTAGTCTGTTGACAGGAGTAAACAGTCCAGTAAGCTTATATGTCTTGTTGTTGTATGTAAAAACTATCCCTTCAGTTGCACGCGTAAGTAGATCCTGATTAGATTCCATTCTCGCAAGAGCAACCCGGATGCCTTCGAGTGTCTTCTCGTCAGCAAGAATCTTTCCTTGATCAAATGCTGACTGAGCATCTTTTATAAATCCTAGAAGATCTTCATGGTTTCCTGCTGTTAAAGCAAGATCCAGCTTATCAATAATTGTAACCCCGAGCCTCTGGATAATCTCTTCAAGGGGAATTATTGCTTCTTGCACAATTCTGGCTTTGCTTTTATCTAATGCCCTAAAAGTCTGATACTCTTCGGGAGTTATTTTCTTTTTTAACTTTAGCGCAATCTTTCCCTTTCCGGTCATAAATCGATCTGCAACGTCTGGAACGAGAGTTTTGGGTATGAAAGAATACTTCTTTTCAAGAAAGCTCTCAACTCGTGATTTGACATAGTCTCCAACAGTTGCACTCTTTACATCTAGGCCCGCTTCAGAGACAACTCTTTCAAGATCTTTTTCGAGATTTTCAATCTCTTCATCGTCGATCTCCAGTCCTTTCATTAGCTTTGCAGTTGGAACTTTATCCATAGTAAATGCTTCAGTAGACGCTTTTTTCATCTCTTCTTCAAATGCTGACAAGGCATCTCTACTGACATCTTCGTCTGTAAGGGGTATGGCTTTGACTGTTCGAAGGGAATCTGTATCATAAAGAATTGTATTGGGATTCTTAGAGACCATGATCTGCGAAGCTATGACAACCTCCCCATTTCTAAACAATGCATCTTGGTACGGAATAGCTACAGGTTCAAGTGCCTCGTATGCAATGGCAAATCCATCAGCAATGTTTGATCTGTCACCCACATAAGTAGTCATAATCTCCTCAAGGCTCATCCCGCCGCCCTTGGACTTTGACCTAATTGCTTCAAGGCGTTTCTCTTTTGCAGACTGACTTTGAAGATCCATTTTCGTAAAAAATCTTAACTGTCCGTCAACAACTGTAAATGCAAGAAATTGCCCATCCATCTTTTCCTGGACGTTCTCTAGCTTTCCTTCGAGAGCAAGTTTTCCAATTTCTATAATATCTGAAATTGGCATTGAAAGCTCTTCATATAAATTGTAGATATGTGCCTCTTCTCCCGGAGAAGATGAGGGTGTAGCTTCTTGAGACTCTAGTTTTACCTTATGGTAATATTCTTTAATGACGCTTGGCGGAATAATAATAGCCATTTTATCCTCTTATAATCCCTCTAATGTAGGCTCTAAGATAAACTTCGTCTTGTCTAGAAGGCTGTGTGTCATCTTTAAACCCCAAGAGTATTTGAACAATTTGATCTTTTTCATCGCTATTGAGAAACGGCGGGAGGTATCTCTTAGCTTCTTCGGCTGTCTCAATAGAAGATGCTAGATCTCTAACACGAGTACCTCTAATTGTCTGCCTTGAGACAACCTCGTCGTCCTCAAGATCCTCACCTTTACTAGCATAAAAATCTTTTAGTGCCTCTTGAGCCTCCACCTCGCCTTGCGCCATTAGCTGATCAAGCTTCTCAGTGTAGTCATCGGGACTAGTCGGAACAGCACCCCCAAATTGAATTTTACCTATCTGAACATGATCTTTGAACTTTGGGCTTCTCATGTATGGGCGCATCGAGTTGGCGTCTCCGTAGATTGTTACCTTTTCTATCTCACCGGGATCAGAAACAAAGTCCTCTAGTGTCTTGAAGATCGCTGTAACGGGTGCACGAATCGATACCAGATTCCCCTGCTCATCTTTTGCCTGACTTTGAATGAGAAATACCTCAACCTCCGGGATTCTCTCTAGAGCAGTTTTATATATGTTAAAAATACTTTGAGCAACCTGCTCATCATATGTTCGCCCTGAATCGCCGATTCCTCTAAACTTTTGTCCCGACTTTAAGGGCTGGCCCTTCTTTCCATACCGAGTCGGTTCGAGCTGCTGCATACCATAAAACAGGTACACCTTGTCGTTATCTCTGATAGCATCTGCTAATTTTGCAAAGTGACCTGTCGTAAAGGGTTTAAACCCGCCACCGTATAGTCCTAGTTTTGTACCCACAGAAACGGCCTCCTATATCTAATTATTCACAAAAAATGCAGGTTTACAGGAATCTAGCAGTCTATTTCTTTAATAAGGCCCGTGCTTATTCCTCGGTTGTAAGCCTTCTTTCTAAGATGCCGCAAACTCTCCATGCACCGAGTGATTCTATCCTGCTCTTTTCTATCTGATCTTGACAACTGTTTTCTAATAATCTTTAATTCATTGAGAACCTGATCATAAGATTCTACATGTGCCTGTGAACCGTCTTCGACTTCTGATCCCTCGAATGTTAAAAACTTCTTTTTACTTTTCGATGTGGATTCTTTTATGAGCTGAAGAAGGGTTTTGATTTTGTTATCGAAAGTCTTCATCTCTAAAACTCTGTGGGCATGGGTTCATCGACGTACACAGCATCTTCTGTGTTATCAAGTGAAGATCTAAAGCTTTTAAAAACAAATTCTTTAATATCATCATCTGTTACCGTTTTATCCTCAGGGATCTTTAGTTGCTCTCTAACTACTTTTAAAAAATCTGACTTATATTCTATCTCTAGAAAATTATCATTAGCAATTTGTATTTTTTTCTTTTCCATTACGCTCTCATAAGATCTAGGACTTTTTGTCTTAATGCTTCTTTCATCTGAGATCCAACCTGAATAGGGGGTCTTGTGTCTTCTTCACCGGGGGATCTTGACGAAGCCGGAGATTGTCGATCTGAGTTTTGACTAGAAGCCTTCTGGCTTGAAGAATCATCCGGAGACGATTTTTTAGAATCTCTAGAAACACTAATAGAGGTCGGAGGATCACTCGGATCCTGGGGTGCCTGACCCGTCTTATTCATAATATTTGCTACTGATAAAAAGAATGTATACATAAGCTCTCGCTCCTCATCGCTAAGATCACTCATGATATACTGCTCCAAAGGCTCAGCAACCTCACTATCTCGGGTAGAATCTCCGGCTCGAATCTGATTAATTATATTTCTAATTGAATAATAGTTAATTTCCTCTTTGCTGCTTTCCGACTCTTCAGGCTCAGCTTGTGGCTGTGGATCGTCCTGGTCGGTTTCACCCTGATCAGATCCAGCAGAAGGAGTCGGCTCATCCTCGAACTCATCATCTTCCTCTGCTTCATCAAACCTGCCTTTATCACTTTTAATCTTAGCAGTAATCTTTTTCTGATATGCGCTGTCTCCCGAATCACTCTCAAGAAGATGGCGCCTTGAGCTAGCAACACTTTCTTCGGCAAGTATTTTTAAAAACGACTCAAGACCCGATGCTGTATCTATTTTAATATCAGTCACTTTTTTCTCCAATCAAATCTTACAGAGTTTTGCCATTTTTCTCTATATCGCTTATTATAAACTCTCTGTGGAAGCTCTTCTTTTTCATGAACTTTTTCTCTATTTGATTTTTCATTCATTACTTCTCTCTTGACAATATCTTTTACAAATTTATCAAACTTAAATTTCATATTCAAAACCCTCTACTATTAAATATCACTGACTTTAGGAAATAGTCAAAGCTACAGTGTGAAAATCCCCGGAAGAAAACTTTACAACAAAACTAGAAATTATTTCAACGCCCTTTCGAGAAAATATCTTGTTTTCTCCAAACCTTATATTTAACTCTGAGAAGCGAGAATTTGAAAGTAGAGAGGAAATAAGCTCATCTGATGAATTTAAAACTACTATAATTGAATTGTCTGGATTCTTTTCTATTTTAGTTATCCTAGACACATGCTCTTTCTTGGAGTCCTCAAGCAAATGACAAAAATATTCAGAAACAGATACTCTCTTATCTAGAGAAAAAGACATGGGATCTATAATCCCTGCTATGTCTTCACTTACTATAAATCGTTCTGAATTATTGAAATCTTTCATCATCAACGCCGTCTGCAGCATAATAATAATCTACATCTTCATATACAAGATCTGCATACTCAGCAAGATTTTTATCTAGCTCTGTCACAGAGTTTAAATCCTGGGTAGTTGATTCTATTTTAACACTAAGGTGATCAATTGTAATAGTTGCATGATGCCTTATTTTCTCCTGATATATAAGCATGTCTGAAACAAAATCATACATTTTTCTAAAATCATTAAAAATGAAAGTCCTGGCAAGCCTGTCAGGATCTCTCAAGACTTCCCATCTAGAAGAGAGCGGATCAATCGGGAGTGACTGAGACTCTTTGATAATTCTAGAAGAAATCCTTTTATCAGAAACGGAACTGACAGAGGCTGCGTTTTTTGCCTCAATGTCGAACTCTATTAATTTCACTTTATTACTTTCCTTTCTGATTTTCGGATTTTAACTTGGCAATATATCTATCTCTTCTCTTTGGAGCCTTGCTCAGAGCCCTTCCGATCACATCAAATATCCTCTTTTGAGACCGGGGTGTGTCTTTCTTAAAGGAGTCATACATTCTAACCTGACCTTTTATAAATTCATCGAAATCTTCTCGGGCATCGAGCGTTCCAAATACATCGTGATTATCTTCAAAATCTTTTATAATCATCTTCAATCCACCCTTCGCCTTGACATCTTCAGGTACAATGTGATCTTTTGCCATAATATCAATAAACTCTTGAATAGCTTCATAGGCAGATCTTGTATCTCTAAATGTGGTGCTATCTACGTCAGTATCTTCAGAAGGAAGACCCACGACAGATTGTAATCTCTGATAGCCTTCGAGTCCTGGCTGATATAGTCCAGACGGTCCCAGTAGTTTATCTTCAAGGTCAGATGCTATGGGATCTTCTGCATCAATCCTGTCTTTTAAAAATATACCTAGATTGTGCATAAAGACGTCGTAGAGCTTTGTTACAACCTCTTCTTCAGCTCTGACTTTTAATGGATCATAAATTAATGGAATATTTTTCCTTCCCCTCGGCATTCTTCGGAGACCAAAGATCTTTCTTAAAACCTCATTATCCATTCCGCTGGCTTTCAAATCTTCATAGAAGATATTTCTAACATCACCTACTGACTGACCTGTCTCTTCAGATATTTTTTCTATAAAGGCGCGAATTGCCTCTTGGCTAAAGTTGAGCTTACCCGGCTCATATTCTGAAGCAAGGGTTTCCTCGCGGATCATTTTTCTTATAGCTTCAACCTCAGCTTTTGACAACCCTTCTTCATCAGACTCAGATTCAACATCTTCTTCAGAAGTTGATTGAGTCTCTATCTCTTTGATTGCATCTTGCTTAGCATCTTCAATAAACTCAAGCATTTTTTCTACTGTGACGCTATAGGTTCCTAGCTCAGCTATCTTAAATGTGAATTCATCCTCAGGACTCTTGCCTGAAAGCTGTTTGGAATCTTTGGTTATGTAGACATTAATTCGGTTTTTGAATTTTTCAATATCACCCTCAGCGGCTTTCATTTCTGTGTCAATCAATATGTTAGAAAACATCTCAGCTGCAAGATCATCGTCAACCTTTTCCTCTTTTCCTAGATAGCCGAGGAGATCTTCCCTGACCATAGTTATAAAAATTGACTCATTGATATTAAGCTCTGATATTGCCGCTTCAATCGCCCTGGCTATGTCCTCTCTTTCAAATGCCCTGTTCAAAACATACATAACAGCGGCCTGACTAGCCACAACCTTCATCGGTCGCTTGTCACCGGTTTTAAAATCAAGAACATCTGCCCCGGGTAACTCAACGAGATGAAGCTTAGACTTAATTATCATGTCAACTATGTCATCAACTTTTCTTGAAATGTGATATTCCCTGCCTTTCTCATCTGGTAAATCTTCATCAGAAAGATCTACATCTTCCTCAGAATCAACTTCTTCGGTCCCGTCAGAGCTCTCAGCTAAAGCTTTTAAAAATCCAAGCAGTGCTGATTCAGAAATTCTATTTTTACTATCTTGCTTATCAAGAGACATGTCTAGAAGCTTGTGAAGACCTTGATAAAAATATTGAACCTGATCATTGGGAACTTCATCGATAATAGCCCTTGCTGCTGTGGCAAGACTTGGCTTAGAAGTCGGAGAGTAATCAGGATCTTCAACCGGAGGTTTTTCTGAAGCGAGCTGTGTAGCCATCTCAGGTGTTGGATCTATTGGAAATTCATCATCCTTCGCAGGAATCTCCGCCATATCACCGGAATGATATGTTCTATTTTCTGATGTTAGCTTTTCTATTAAACCTATCAAAGCTGATTTTTTGACAACTACGCTCATCAAGCCCTCCAATCAATAAATATGGTGCTTAGGACAAATTAATTATTTGCTATCTGACCATATGACCATGCTGCACCCATTCCCAACAAGAGTCCCGAAGCAATCCCGATGACTAACCATAGTTCATTGTTAGGGTTGGCGGATCTTTGAAGCTGTTGATCCAAAAAATCTATGTGATTATCTTTTAAAGAAGTAACTTGATCATATCTCAAATTCGAAGCATCGAGAGATGAATTGAGATTATCAATATCAAGCTGAAACCTTGCAGATGAAATTTCTAGCTCCCTGTCTATTCTAACCTGACACGATTCATTTGAAAGTTGAATTTCAGCGAGAAGCTTTGCTGCAGCTTCTGTACTAAAAAGAGTCCCGTCAAAGGGTGCCGCTTCCCCTTCCAAAATGGAGGTTACAACTTCATTTTCTACAGTATCAGCATGAGCAACGGGAAAAAAGATAAGCGTAAAGCTTATCATAAAAGACATAGAATAATTTAAAATTTTACTTAACATGAACTTCAAACCCGAGCTCTTTCGCAAGCTCTCTTGTTATTGCATCAGGATCCTCAGAGTTAGAGTCTATAATCTCCCTAACTCTCTCTCTTTTTCTCTCATCGAGAATCTCTTCCTTCTCTGCATATTTTTCTTCAGCCAGCCTAATAGCTTCATGATATCTCGTGATAGCTTTGTCTCTCTTTTCTATTTCTTCTGTATGAGACTGTTCTATGGCTTCTATTTGGGATTTATAATTCTCCTTTTTTTCTGATATAACTTTAGAAAGATCTGTTCGTTTTCTCGTTAAGAGAAAGACAACAGCACTAATGGAAACTACTAGAACTATGTGTCCATTAACTTTTACCCAGGCCCAGAACTTTTTTAAATAAGTGGGTACCTTTTTCATGAATTCAGAAAGAGCCAGGGTCCACATTTTTATGACCCGTGTCTAAATATTTTCATAGCATCAACAGCAGCCTGAGATCCGATATATACTATTGCTATCATCCCCCAGGTCTCAGAATCTAAAAGAGAGTTAGACATAAGGCCTGTGGCAGTCAAAAAAACAAGAAGCTTTCTAGAAATAAGCTTTTCCATAATCGTATCCAATCTTGAATTTTTTGACTGGATTGCTTTCGGGTGTTCGGACATGTTATGCCTCCTATGCTAACATAATGTTAATTTATCAAATCGTCGTCATCTGACGAAGAAGAAAGAAACCTTATGGTAGCTTTTTTCGGGGTGGAAAATTTTCTCAATGCATCAGAGATTGCAAAGCACTCAGCAGCTAGGTCAGATTGCATTGTTGATAAATATAATATCATTGCCCTTTGATCATCTACTGTCTTAGAAAGAATATTAATTTCTTCTCGCAAAGAATCCAGTGTGCCGGAAAGCTCTGTGTATTTATCACTCTCATCTTCTGGTTTAAAAGGTAAAAATATATTTCTAAAGATACTCACTTATCACCTGCCATTGGGTTTTCATTTTCTATTATACTAAAAAGAGACTCGGCGTCATCTTTAGATAAGCTTTTTATAACTTTTTCTCTCTTTTTTCTAGAGAGTTCTTCCATAATCTTTACAACATCAGGAGACTCAGAGGCTATTTTTTGACCAAATTCTTCAAAAAGCTCCTGCATAGAAAGCTTATGCTTAAAGCAATTTATCCTAACCTGGGCATGGGCATCTCTGGTCATATTAAAATGAACAGTTTTCTTAGTTTCAAAATCCAGAAGAGTTTTCTTCTTACCAGCCAACACTAACCTCCCCCTCCGAGTCCGCCTCCTGGGCCACCCGCACCAACAGCGAGTGGCGGCTCTGGAATCTCAGGAGGTCCATCGAGATTGAAGTCAAATTGATTGTCAAGTATTTCCTTAAATTCATCAATCTCCTCCTTTTCATAGTTTTCTTCCAAAAATGCTATTGCTCTATTTACTACAACAGTTTTAACATCTAGTAAAACTTCATAATTTTTTGCCAATCTAGCGACCCTGTTAGTAAACGCATCCATGTCAATATTTGGTTTTTCTCTTTTTTCTACACCCGGATCTTCGGTCTCTGCCGCTTCGGGGGTCTCGTCGTCAGCTGGGGGTTCGGGATCTGCCTCTTCTTCGTCTTCCCCTTCAGGATCATCTTGCTCAAGTAAAATATGAGACATGGTAAGACTATTTAGGGATTCAGCAAGAGGATCAGGCTCTTTGAGGGAATAAGATTCAAAATCAATTATCATTGAATCTATTTGATCATCAACAGAATCAACTGCAAGCCTAGTTGCACCTGTATCATTTTCCAGGCTGTCAATTTGCTCAAGCTCGTCTGAAGCTTCGTTTATTAATTTTCTTAACTCGCTTATCGTTATTTTCCTCGTCATTTTATCCTCTCATTGCTCCGTGTATTTTTTCTGCTCGAGAAAACCTGCTGCCAATTACATTCCAATTTAGCTCTTTCATCATAGCATACACATAAGTCTTTCTATCATTTAAATAATCTCTATAGTAAGAGTGCTCCCATGCATCCATAACAATTACAGGAAAAATTCCAATCATGTGGTTTAAGCTATGCAAGTCAACAACAGTGTTTACATATCTTTGAAGATACATGTGATATCCTGTTACAACCCAGCCGTTCCGTGCAGAAAGAGAGCATGCTATAAAATCTTTTTGCCAAGCGTCAAAAGATCCAAAGTCTCTTTCAAGTCGCATGTATGGAATAGAGTCCATTGCTATTTCGCTTCTAAGATCACTAATATTTGCAAAATAAAGCTCATGAAGCCAAAGCGCATTAAGATTATAAGACTCATCTATTTTAAGAGATCTAAATGCTGAGTGATTTAAATTTGCCTCTTCTCTGTTGGCGGTATCAAGCTCAGCGCTTACTCTATTAAAAGCATTAACATAGCTGTCGTAAAGCTCTTTATGAGAAACCTTGTTTTTCTGACTAAGAAACTCTGTCTTTAGATCAAACGGTTTTGTCTGAGCAACATAGTTCTCTTTTAGAACTTTAGAGTCAGAGTGCCCAGGGTTGCTATCAATCCCCAGAGACTCTCTTATAATGTTTGCTACTTCTAAATTTTTTATATCTGACATTTTTTAACTACAACCTATTGTATAATTTTAAATCTGACTCTGGAATTTTGATCACAGTTCCGTCACCTCTCTGACATCTTAGATAAAAATCATTACCAGATTTAATTATAGATATCACAGTGTAGACCAGTCCCGACTTGGGTTCCTGTAATTTGAGTCCGGGTGAGAGAATTATCTTTTTTTGACCACCGTCACCAGAAAACAGCTTGATCTCAGAAACACTTTTATCTTGTATCTCTGATACCATGGCTTCTATATCTTTTCCTGATAAGGTGTCTTTCACTCTGTCTCCAAGAATAAGGGCATAATACTAATTATTTAAATAAATTTAATTTACAGATAAAGAAATTAGTCAATGCTATGTTGCCTTACTTTGACCCCGGCATCTGATAAAATACCCAGGCCTGATATATCCCTGTACTCTTCTAAAAATACCACCTCTTTTATGCCAGAGTTGATTATCGATTTTGCGCACATTCTACATGGAGAAAGTGTGACATATAGAATCTTATCTTTTGGATTGTTATAATCCATCTTGAGAAGAGCATTAATTTCTGCATGAATAAGCCCAGACTCCCCCGGGAAGTCTGACTCAGGCTCGTTTGGTCCGCCGGCATAGTTTCCATTATACCCAACTGAAAGAACCTGGGTGTTGTCTGTTGTAACAATTATAACTCCAACCTGGTGCCTCGGATCGCAAGATCTCCCAGCAATCGTCTTTGCAGTTTTAATCCAGACTGTATCCCAGGTCGGCCTACTGATCACTATTTTTTATCTTCAGGTTTGACGGACTGTGTAGTCTCGCTTTTCTTTCTAGTCTGTCTCTTCTTAGTGACCTTAGCTTTTTCCGGTTTGTCAAACAGGTCTTCAACATGTTTGTTTTTGGGAAGTTGAAAACCAGCTGCTTTCTTGTGGCCGCCTCCGCCGAATTTCTTTGAAATCTCTGAAACGTCTACAGCTTCGTGAAAAGCTCGGAGGCTTACTTTTGTCTCCTTGGATTCATGATCCCAATACCATATCATGGCAAAGTCGCAGTCCGGAGCAAGACGAGCACCGATCTCTGACATCCAGTGAGATGAATTTACAACAAGAACATCTTTGCTATCTAGCTTTCTCTTAGAAGCTTTTTCACATACCTTCTTGACAACAGTCTTGCTATATGCTAGAATATAAGAACCCCGCTTGCATGCGTCGTCAAAGACTGAATCATCTTCAAACTTTTCAAACTCTTCAAACTCAAATGGCACCATGTCAAATGCTGCACTAAACTCTTTTGAGTATTCAAGCTCCCACTTCCACAAATCTCTATCTTGAATGTATTTAATAAATTTAGGAGGCTCTTTTCCTGGATGAAAAAATTCCCAAGATAAAATTGCACCAGATTTTGTCATATCAAAATGAGTGTTAGCAATATCATGTAGCTCGACCATCGCCGACTTATGGTGATCTATTACAAGAAGAGAATTAGAATCTTCAATCATCTGCTTTGTAGTTGCATTTCCAAACGAAAAATCCAAGATTACAACGTTTTTTCCTTTGACATTTGGCGGAGGCGTACCGTGCTTGCATGGATGATACTCAGCTCGGTTTCCAAGCAATTTCCATGCCGAGTAGGCAGCACCAAAACCATCAGTGCAATCTGCATGATAAATGACGCAGTTTACAGATGTTGGTTCGTTAATCATCTCTTCCTCTTTGATTCATGAAATCATGGTATTCCCAGCACCGAGGCTCATACAAATCAGAGCCACCTACAGTAATCTCTGCGCCGGAATACTTTCTATGTGTATAGTATGCATCCTTCCCTGTAACAGTGCACACAGCTGGGCAGATTTCTATTTTAGTCGCCCAGGGCATCATGTCTCTAATTTCTTCAAAAATATTTCCTGTTGCAGAAAGCTGAAGAGAAGAGACAACAATGGACATTCCCTCTCTAAACAGCTTCAATAATGCGCCTGCAACACCATCTATCATAAATGCTTCATCCACAGCAATAACATCGAATGTCTCTCCGGATCCATAAATATATTCTAACATATCTTCTCCAGAGTTTACACCAATTCCTGGAAGTCTTCCTCCTGAATGTGTGGCAATTTCAACATCAGAATATCTATCATCCATAATAGGTTTAAAAGCTATTATTTTTTTATTTTGATACCTGTATCTGTCAACTGCTGCTAGAAGCCTAGTAGTCTTAGATCCAAACATTGGCCCAGTAAAAATAATAAATTCAGGATCTAAAGTAATTTTCATCCTATGCTCTTCCATAGTCATCTTCTATTCTCTCGGGGAGATCCTGATTATTGTTTCCTATTTCTATAATCTCACAATCTGTTATGGCTTCAATCCTATACGGACAACAAGACTGAACTAGCAGAGTGTTACCCGACTTCATCCTTTTCACTTGAATTGGATGGGCAACAGCATCAGATATAGAAAGCTCATTTCCAAAAGTTACTTCTGCTTCTCCGGAAACTAAAAAAAGAACCTCATTTTTTAACTTATGATATTTAAAACTAGTCCTATGACCAGCATTTATATAAAGTAGCTTACCATGAACACCGTCAAATCCCGACCAAGATTTCTCACTCCCCCAGGGTTTTTCTTTTGTGACGGGGGGCCCTTTAGTTATCCAGCTAGATTTTACATGTTTTGAAATTTTATATGACACTAATCATCTCCCGGCATTCTAAGTATGTGCGGAGTTCCCTCCAAATGACCAGAGGGTGTCTGAGTCCCCCATCTGGCAACAACTGAAATTTCTGATAATTTTCTAGCCCCCATATATGACATTCCGCTTCTTATCCCTGATTGGAAATTTCTAATAATATTTCTTACAGGGCCTTTTACTGTAACAGTAGTTTTTACTCCCTCACCAACGGGCAGGTCATTACTATTTCTATTATTTCTATCTACCATCGCTGCAGTTGAAGCCATGCCCCGAAAGACCTTATAATCTTTTCCGTTTGTAGTGATAGTTTCACCGGGAGTTTCATCAGTCCCAGACAGTAAACTTCCCACCATAATAAAATCTGACCCTGCTGAAAGAGCCTTGACTGCATCCCCAGAGGATCTTATCCCTCCGTCAGCTATGATTTGTACTCCTAGTGTATCTGCAATTTCACAGCATTCAAGAAGACAAGTAAACATGGGGACACCATGACCAGTAATCACTCTAGTTGAGCAACAAGAGCCTCCACCAATTCCAACCTTAATACAATCTGCTCCCCACGCAGACAAATCGGCAACAGCGTCAGGTGTAGCAACATTTCCTGCAACTATATAAATGGAATCCCCAAATGTGTTCCTCATTACCCTGAGAGTATGTCTCATCATAGTGCTATGTCCATGTGCTATATCTACAATAAAATTTCTAGCTCCGGCAGCATACAGGGCACGGGCTCTTTTTAAATCTATTTCATTTACCCCGACTGAAACGAGACAGTCAGCACCAGAATCAACTACTTCTTTATATTCTTTTACTGCTTGTTCTATTGGGGTAAATCTATGTAATGCACCGACAGCACCAGCTTTAAACATCTCAATTGCCATCTTTGGACCCGTAACTGTGTCCATATTAGAAGAAATAACTGGGACATCAAGATTGATACTTCCAATCTGCGCTGACGTATCTAGTTCTGACCTAGACAGGCAATCTGTCATTTGCGGAACTAAGAAGACGTCGTTAAACGTATAATAGGTTTTCATGCTACGAAAGATCCCACCATTCAACTGTTCTCTCTAGCCCCTCCCAGAGTCTCACCTTAGGATCATACCCAAGTCGATCTCTAGCTGCAGAAATATCTGCCTGTGTATGCATAACATCGCCTGGCCGCCAAGGTGCATCCACAACCTCAGAGTTTGGAAATTTTTCTTTAAAATAGTCTAATATTTCCCTATTAGAAGTTCTATCACCGCAGGCAATATTGTAACATTCGCCCCTAAACTTTCCAGAAGCTTCAGCAGCCAAAACATTGGCATCCACAGTGTTATCTACATAGCAAAGGTCACGTGTCTGTGCCCCGTCTCCATCTGATCTCATTTGAGTTCCTAGTTTAATTGCATTGCACCAGGCAGAAATAGCTGTCGAATAAGGTGAATCTCCCCTCTGCCCAGGACCGAAAACATTAAAATATCTAAGACAAACAATATCCATATCATATAAATTTGAAAAAACTTTGGCAACATCTTCAATGGCTGATTTTTGCCAAGCGTAGGGAGACTTTGGATCTTTCGAATAAGTCTCAGAAGTCGGAAGAACGTCAGCGCCGCCGTACACAGAAGAAGAAGAGGCAAAAATAAACCTATCTATTTTCCCCCTGCAGGCTTCAAGAAGCCTAACAGTTCCAGCAATATTTACATCTGTTGTTACCGAAGGATTTTCAACAGAATATAAAACTCTTGGAATAGCTGCCTGATGAAAGACAACATTGTATTCTCCGCCCGCTATTCTTTGCAATATTCCCGAATGAGAAAAATCATCTGATATAACAAGCACGTCGTGATTGCTTGGTTTTTGATTATTTATTTTTTCAAAATCTCTTAAGAAAGAAGCGTTAGGTAATACTCTAATTTTTAAACCTTCAAGATTTTCCAAATAACCGTTTGAAAGATTATCTACAACATCTACAGACCACCCCTCAGAAACAAGTCTTTTTGTTAAATTAGAACCTATAAACCCACACCCACCTGTAACTAAACATTTTTTCATTTTATGTACTCCATTCTAAATAATACTAAATTAGCACACCGGGTTAATATAATTCAAAATATGGGCAGAATTAAAATTAAGCCTAACTTGAACTGACTCCAGATCTGTCATAACACCCAGCCTATTAAAAATCTGGCTAGATAAATAGTAAATGAAATTTAAATCATTCTCCAATTTTTCCGTTACGTTTGTTGATCTCATGACTGCATGAATATCAAGAATTTTATCTCTAGCTGTGGCATGAATCAAGGAGATACAGGAATCATTAGTATAAATAAACCTTCTAGAAGAAGCAGTCTGAACTAAATTATATTCATTTTTTCCAGATATCTCATCCTCTATCTTTTTCATCATTCCGTAAAATATAGATTCATAGTATTCTCTTTCTGAAGGGGTTTTTAGAATGGAACTATCTACATTTTCGAAACCTGTATCCTCAAAAAATCGGAGACTTATTCCTGTTGCCTCTCTTCTTGGGCTAGCCCTGGCTAGCATAGAGATCTCTTCAGAAATTCTAGATAGAGAAATATTTTCCCTTGACTCAACCAAAGAAATCAAATAGTCTCTTGTTTTCTCGGGACTAGAAAGATAATGTGAAGGAACTATTCGGACATTTGGCATATCTAACAAGCTTCCACACTCTGCGGAAAAAGCATCATAAACATTTTTTAGGGAATCTATGTCATGAATCTCATCACCTCTTTTACTAAACCTCTCCTGAATAATCTTCCACTCTGGGACAAGGATTATAAAGACATTGTTTAAATCGAAAATCTCTCTTTTATAATCTGATCTTATTCCGGGTAAATCTCTATTATACATTTTAGCGAAAATTCTTCTAGATATTTGGGATCTATCCATTAGATGCCATCTGTATCCTGTTGAATCATGCACATTTTTAATAAGGGTGGTTTTTCCCGAACAATCGGGACCTTCAACAAAAATGTTGTGTGCCGGAAGTTTAATCATTAATATATTCTACCTAGTCATATCATTTTTTATTAGATGTTTATCTGTCTCATTTTATATGATGAAGTGCTACATCCCCACGATTCTGTAGAGGCAACTTCAGCAAGCCAAATCGTATAGAGCTCAGGAATAATTTTAAACTTTGTCCACACTCTAAGCCACTTACTTTCTGAGTTATTGTCACAAACTCTCATCTTATAGAAAACTTTTCCATTCTTAGTCTCCTTTTCATGAATCTCTTGTATGCAAAACCATACCACATCTTTCATTTTTCCAGAAAGTGATGTAATAGGGTCTAGATCAGACTTTCTAATCCTCTCCATAATTCTTGGAGGAAATACCAGTGACTCATCAGCTCCGGACATTAATTCAACACTCATCCCTATTTTAGCAGACCTTGACCAGTCCTTTACTGAATCTGTCTCTACTATTAGACTTGGAACATATTCATTGACATAGCCTTGCTGCTTCATCAATTTTTTATAAGCAGTCTTTGTCATGCCATACATTCCTTTCTTTAGTTGATCATAATTTCCAACAATAATATCATATAACTGCCTATGATTAGAAATCTCTTTGCTCTGCATCTCTGACAGGCTTGAAAAAGCCTCTACCTTGCACAAAGAATCAAAACATGTCTTATTCATCTTAGAAGGTTTCCAGCCCCCTTCTTCGTTAAAAAGAACATCAGATAAGTCCCTATACGGCCTGTTAATCATAATTTCTTCTACGGCAGCATCACCGACGCCCTTAATTGCTGTAAGGGGAGGAACAAACCCTTCTCGATCTTCACTATACACCCAGACATCGGACGATGCATTGATGTCAGGTGGGAGAATTGTATATCCTAGTGATTTAATTTCTGATATAACTTTTCCGAATTTATTAGTACCATTCTGAGTCTGAAGGCATGTTGCTAGCCATTCCTTTTCATAGTAGGAGTGAAGCCATGCAGAGTAATAAGAATCAATGGCGTAAGACACAGCATGAGACTTGTTGAAGCCATACCCAGAAAAGAATTCAATTGTCTCATATAGCTTCTCTGCCTTGGCTTGATCCATTCCAGATACCTCGACAGCACCGCTAACAAACTTCTTTCGAAGATCAATTCTCTCCTGAACTTTCGCTGCATTTGAATCAAGAGACTTCTTAACCAAAGTTTTTCTCATTTTATCAGATGCACCCTTGTCAAAGTTGGCGAGCTTCTGCGCCAAAAGCATGAACTGCTCCTGGAATGAAATAAATCCATATGTCTCGCTTAGAATCTCCTCAATAACAGGATGATCATATTTAATCGGATTTCCATCCTCAACAGACTTCTTAGCTCTCACATACTTCCGATGAACACCGGCTGCCAGGGGTCCGGGACGATAAATTGCAGTAATAGTTGCTAGCTCTTCAATGGTTCTAGGTTTAGCAGCCATGCAAAAATTTCTTGCACCCTGTTGGGTAAACTGAAACACTTGAACAAATCTTCCTCTGTGATAGACATGCTCCCAGACCCTCTGGTCATCCAGGTTGTTATATCTACAATTCATGTTATCATCAAAGAATTTATGAATATCGTCAAATGTAGGTGAAGGATTTCCTTGTTTTCTTAGAATTAGCCTAATACAATCTTCAACCATTTTAAGAGTTGTCAGCCCTAAGAAATCAAACTTAAGAAAACCATTTGGCTCAAGGTGTCTAAAATTCATTCCTTCAGACCACGGCGTCTGTAACTCTCCTCGGACCTTAATCACTGGCATATATTTTTCAAGATCAGGGCAGATTAAAACACCGCCAGCATGTCTTCCAATTGATCTTGACTCCATAAATAGATTTTGAACATGCTCTCTTACTTTGGGATATTCATCCATGAACTCAACATACTTAGATGAATACCTCATACAATCTTCATGTGTAAGGACATACGTCGATCTTTCTTCGTGATCTCCCATTGCTTTGTGCATGACATCTTTTTCTAAAGTATTTGTCATCGAATTGACTTCACTAAAGTCAATCCCATAAAACTTTGAAACGTCTTTAATAAGAGATTTAAGCTTCAGTGTATTAAAGTTAGAAACGGGAACAACGGACTCTTCTCCAAAAAGTTGTCTTGAGGCATCGATTAATACATCCCTGTCTCCTGCATCAGTATCAATATCAGGCCACCCAGCCTTTGTTCGGTGGAGAAATCTTTCCCACAAGAGGCCGTATTTAATTGGATCTGTAGTCGTAATCCCCAGGAGATAATTTACCAAAGACCCGGCGCCAGATCCTCGACCTGGTCCGATAATAGTTTCCTTAGACGCAAGATCAAATACCTTTGTCATAGTCAAAAAGTAATTTTCAAACCCAAGGTATTTAATATCTTCAAGCTCCATTTTAGTTCTTTCAACATATTCTTGTTTTACATGTAGTCCCTCATCTATCAGTGATTGCCTGACTCTTTTTACAAGTTGATTAAAAGCAGAATTACCAGGTTCATCAAATGTTGGAAGCTTAGCCTCTTCATCAAACCAAACCTCATCACACTGATCCCACGCAATATCGTGTGTCCTTTCAATAGCATCGCAAATTAATTGATCTTTACCTTGATAAAAGTCATAATCTGGAACGTGCTTTTTATATTCTTCCCACATTTGCTCTGCATTCTTGGGATAAAGTTCACACTTTAAATCTTCAAATGCAGGAAGTGAGGGCATGTCATCACCTCTTGCGCCCATTCTCCCGAGCTTTCGATAAAGCTCACGAGCTTCCCACATGTCACGACTATAATAATGACTATCAGCAGTTGCAACAAGCGGAATCCCGGTTTTTTCATGCAGTGAGATAAGATGCTTATTCGTCTTATGCTGCATCGATAGAGAATTAAACTGAATCTCAAGATTAAAGTTCTTCTCACCAACAGCATCTACGAATCTATCAGACATGTTTTCAAGATCTCTAAGGATTTCTACATTAGATTTTCCAAGAGCCTCTCCCCTTGCGATCAAAGAAGCAGGATAGCCCCCGATACACGCTGTGCTTACAATCAATCCTTCTCCGTGAAGATTGAGCATATTGTAGTCAATTCTTGGAAACCTATAAAACCCGTCGGTATAAGACTTTTTAACTAGTGTAAAAAGATTCTGCAAGCCCTTCTGATTCTTGGCAAAAACTACAAGATGATAGCGTCGCTTCCAGTCGTTTTTTTCAAAGTCTGCCTTGGTCTCGTCTTCATCTTCAATTACAAGCCCACCGGAGATTTCATCCTCAGAATTAATATCTGTAGATTCCCTCGCCTTTTTCTCACTGCGAGCAGCGCGAACTTCTTCTCTATGTTTTTCATAAGAAATCCTCCACTCAGAAAGCGAGGGAACAAAATAAAACTCTACACCGTAAAGCTGTCTATATTTTCTACCCTGCTTTTTAAGCTTTTTTGCATATGTATGCGCGTGTGCAAGACCGTTTCCATTTCCATGATCTGTTAAAGCCCAGGCATCCATCCCGTTGGATAGAACAAAATCAATATGTTGATTCGGATACCCCAAACCATCATACGGAGATCCCGTCCCGCAATGTGCGTGCAACCCAACAAATCTTGACGGAATGATTAGCTTCCCATTTTTTGACATATCTTTATCCTCTATGAGAATTATACTATATAAAATTCACGTTTACACGAAGATTATATCGTAATATCAGAAGAAGAATGACAATCTTTCTCAGGTACTGGGTCTCCATTTACGACATCAAACGTATTGACGGAAAGACCTGGATATTCTTCTGAACAAAGCGTAAGAATTGCCCCTAAGTTTCTCTTAGAGTCATCATAGAAAAATATCTCTCGAGGGGAGTGATCCTCAACATATTTTCTTACAATATTGAGCTTATCTTCGGGTTTACCCCCACTATCACCAACCGTGTGAACAGGTATATTTTTTAACCCTTTGCTCTCTAAAAAGTCAGATATATCTTTTCTATTTTGTTCTCCTGCCCTGGCAGTGACAATTGCAACTACACTAGACTCCGCTTCGCTTGCTTTCCTAATAAGATCAATTAAAGATTTTATTTCAACTGGATTAAGGACAGATTCAAAATTATCATAGTTAACAACGTCTTTTTCTCTTTGAGGAAAGGGCTTCTGTCTATAAATTTCAAAAGATTCTGAATCCATTGACTCAGTCTCCCCGACCTCTCCTGTGTCAGGATCGACGAATGTAACCTTCACTACATTATCTGTGTGGGCAAGTGTATCATCAAAATCAAAAAAATGAAGAGTAATATCGCCAGGGCGATATAAGCCTTCTTCTGAAAAAGGTGACTCAGAAACTAGTCTTATTAGTTCCTCTCTAATAATTTTCTCAATCAAGCTTCGGGATATTTTTGTTGATGCCATAAGGATAATTATTTCTATTTTGCGTGTTTATCAGCAATTGAAAACGAAGCCCACGAATTGGGCTTAATTTTATTTTCGAATCCGGCAGATTCAACATACCCTCTGATCGATTCACTAAAGCTAGACGTAGCAGCATGAGAAGTTGAAGGACTAACATCCAGATGAACTTCTATTCCATCTAGACATAAGTCTCTAAACACACCGCCGACTGCTATCGATCTCTGCGTCTCATAAAAAATTCTGTGATATAGGGACCCAAATTTTTTAGATTTAATTTTATGCCTAGTAAAATAATATTTTCCACCAGACTGCATAGGAGCTCCGTGCAAGCAGATAACAGTTGCAAAAATAAAATTATCACCTGACCTGTGAGAATCTGTTCCTATAAATATTTTTCCACTCTTTCCGTGATGATGAACAACATCACATATTATATCATCAAATTCCGTAATGCTTCCATTTCCAGAAAACCACTGAGCGTTCATCGAGAAACCTCCCGGCAAGCATACAAATAATTATGTAAAAAAATATTTAAATTTAAAAACTACTCTATTTCCTGATCATACGGTTCGAAAATTAAATCTCCCGACTCACACACTCTGTCTAAATAATCTGCAAGCTGAGAAAAAGTAGTGCAAACCTTGACACCGCTTCTTGCTAGCATCAGGTTAAACTTTGCACCCTCAGGTAACCCTTGACAAAAATATACGATAGGAACCTCATTTGCATATGCATAGCCAGCCTCCCAAATTGTACCAATATCCTTGTCACGAGTATTGACAATAAGGAAATCAGCAGTCTTGATATGATGAAGATTTCCATCAAACGTTGCATCCTGTGTTTCCTTTGGTGCATTCGGGGGACAGACAAAGATTCTTCTTGGACTAGCAAGCTCAATCCACTCCCGCGAATCACAAATCTCCTCAAGTGTCGTTAGTTCTTCAGCTTGCGTCGGATTAAACCATCCGGATGCAAGGTAAATTTTCTTAGTCATTTTTCACTCCTTTAAATCATTCCTCGTCTACGGGTCTAGACCTTTTATTTCTTGCGTCAGCGATTGCACCAGTTTTAAAAGATGGTCGCGGAGCATCTCCCGAGCAATAAGCCAGCTCTTTCTCCAGGCCTGCTACTGAGATACCTTTTTTCTTAAACTTATCTATCTTATTAATCAACCTTCTCATATGTTGATTTTGTCTTTGAGCTTTTGATCCCATTTACTTTTTCCTATTTTTAGATACACGATCTTTTTTTCTTGATTTGTTTGAAGCGGATTTTTCTTCCAGTGCAGTAATTCGTGAAAGAAGTCGATCTCTTTCTTTCTTGGCACCTTGTCCACTTCCAAGCAAAGCATCTAGATGTTCTAGCTGTTGTTGGTCAGTTCTCTTATTACGCTCTTCACGTAACTCAGTAGCACGAACCCTTCTAGCTTCTCTTCTGTGCGCCATATTTTTCTTTCCAGCCACTTAATCTTCCTTGTATGATAACTCTAGAAGCCTTATCTCATCTAGAGTCTTATTCCAGTATTGTCTAAACTTGGTATTACCATCCTGCTCTTCTTCAGGCGGATTGATTCCGTTTAAGTCATATCGATGGGCCTGATAGATTGTATCATTGGGGTGATATTCAATATGATTATCACTGTCTGAGTCAGGCCAATAGAGGTTTGTTCCTGTCCCAGCCCTGACGTTCTTAATATAGTGCCATGCAGGGCTTGCGAGAGTATTTGTTCCAATAACAGCACTGGCCTCTGGAAGAACTTTAATAATAGCGTGGGCCATCTTTGCTGCAATTAAGTTATCAACTGTGGGTTGAATTTGCTTATCAGATCTCTGCTTAACAAACCCGATAATATCTTTTAGATTAAATCGACCGTAATAAAAAGTTGATAGACATTTTGGAAGGATAGTTCTTGCATCCATCATAGAAATCTGCTTGGTATCGACCATGTCTGCGTAAAGCTGCTTAGCATCCTCAACGTGTCGTCGCCAGCGGCGGTAGAGCTCTGGGCTGTTCTCGACAGCACTTGGGACAAGGCAAGGCTCGTGATGAAGGAATCTATCACCAGTGCACTGAGCGGCCCATGAACCTGCACGATGTCGAATGAGATGTGTAACAGTCTGAAGATCTATACCTGCAAACTTAAACGTAAAGCTAAAGATCTCCATCGGAGTGGGCAATGCCCTAAAGCAAAGGACATCTTCAAGATTCTCACTAAGCTCTGCCTGTGGGACACCTGTTGGATCTGTGACCTCTGGGGTGTCTGCCCAAGTTGCCTTAACGTATCTCCACGCAACGTCTCTCATTTGCTCAGCTGTGGGATGATCAACAAGCTCAACCTGTAATGCATCGAGATCATTGAGAAATTCAGTCGTGGGTTCTTCATCAAACCTAAGGGACATAGGAAGATTAACGGGTTCTAAGTTTTTATTTTGTGGCAATTTGAGTCTCCTTAAGATTGCGTATTAGATTATAGACCAGTCTTGGATCTTTGTATAGTGTAACTTTTGAAATATTTTTTAATTCTTGGTTATAGCTTTTTACTGGAGAGAGGACTTCAACGCTGTGCTTGGCATATTCAGAAGCGTGCTTTGCTGAATCATCAATCGCGCAAACAACCCGATCTTCATCATAAAAATCCCTTTGAACAAGCCATCTAAACTTTTCAGGAGAAAAATCTAGATGGTGAAATTTTACACCGGCTTGTGATATCCAGTGAAAAGTATCATGCAAGCATGTGATATTATCTTTCGGTCTAGCTGTCAATATTTGAATCCAAAACCCATCATCATAAAGCTTGTTAATAACATCGATCATCTCTCTATCGGGTCTAATGCTTCTGAGGCCGCCTGCTAGAATGAATTCTTGAAAAACACCCTCGGGTAAAAGTCCGGCTTCCTTTACTTCTTTTGTACTATAATACTCTGTAGAATTAGGGTCAGTAAAAACCCCCTTCTCATCTCTTAGCCAATCTGTAAAGTCCTCCCTAAAACAATTCAGAACATCGTCCATGTCAACTATAAGAACAGGCTGACCATTCCAAACGTTCTTTTCCATCTCATATCGTGTATGAAGATAGAGATCCTTGTTCCAAAAAGCATTTATAAAATCTTCTGTATCAAATCCCCACATATTTAATGTCGCAAGAAGGTACCTGAAAGTATCCACAGACTTATATAAAATCCTCTCTCTGTCAACCTCTCTCTTGACAAGCCTGTGGTCTTTAAAGTTAACAGAATTTGCAAGGTTTGTAACCTCGGCATGCAAAGCCAGGGCAAAAGACTTTGTCATCTCTTCACGGTCTTGATCAGAAAGATTCTCATTATTAAAAAATAAAGAAGAAAATTCTTTCTGTCGCTGAAACATCTCGTCGATTATAGGCAATTTGATCTCCTTTCCATATTAAATTATAAAACATCTTTAAATGATTTTACAATTTAATATCCTGATCGGACTCTCTCCCTTATAACCCTATCTTTCTTTTCATAGGCGTCAAATAATTCTTCAGAAGAAACCCCGACGAGAACTAAAACAGATAAAAAATAATTAAAGGCATCAACTATTTCCTCTAGAAACTCTTCTCTATTAAACTCTGTTACCTCTGTTAGCCTATGTGGTTTCCAGTTTTTTAGATGCTGCAATGCTTCAAACATTTCCTCAACCCCTCGGAGCGCCATATCTCTAATATGCTGCTGCGATTCTTTGTCACCCAAATCCACGGGCCACGATGGTCCGATATCTGATTTTTTTTGCTTCAAGGTCTTCATAAAGCTCTCCCTCAGGAAGAACATTGAATCAAGCCTGTCTTTACTCATTTTCCCCGGGCTCTACATTAGCAATTTGATCCTGGAGCTTTTGAAGATTTGATTCAAATACTTCAAGGTACTCAACTGTTGGATCTAAAGTGTCACTGCCCTCGTCAGAGAGAGTTACTCTCATCAACCTCAGGTTATCAACAACGTCAGTTCCGGTTAAAATTGCTAGCTGAACTAGCTTGGCTATCTGGCCAATAGTTTCATCAGAAAGTTTATATTGCATTTTTTCTCCTATTTCTGCACTTCTGGGACCCAATGAGTAGTCCTACCATCTCTGGTCTTTTCCTTTATAACAGGATTCCCAAGGGGATCTTGCTTTTGATTATACACAATGAATCTCTCTCCGTATTCGCCAGATTCTCCATTAAATCCCTTATAGGTTCTAATTGTTGCCCCACCCGATGCAAAGCTTTCTTTCATAACAGCATGAATATTTGTTTTTAAGCTGACTAGCTCTTCATCTGTAATGGAAGAAATAATCCTGTGGGGTGAAAGCTTTGAAAGATAGAGACATTCAGCTTTTATATAATTTCCTACACCAGCTATAATGCTCTGATTCATTAAAACTTCGGGAAGTGTTTTTTTCTCATGTCTTCTCATTATCTTTAAAAAATCAGAGTCAGGAAGTGTTGAAGCTAGCATATCAGGTCCCAGTGATCTAAGCTTTGAAACCAGCTGCTGACTTTCATTTACAAGCTTTATTGTTCCAAAATTTCTCTGATCATTAAAGAATACAGACCCATCGTCTAAAACGAATTCAATTCTACTATGTTTTTCTCTTTTTTCTGACCAGCTTCCGGTCATTCCTAGCGTATTCCAGATAGACCATTTATTTTTTAGTATAATAAAAATAAATTTTCCGTGGACGCCCGGGCCTGCTATTTCGACAGGTAATTGATTGCACAGGTCAGAAAAATTGTCAGGAAGGTTTTTCTGATATCTTCCTCCTAAGATGTTGATCTGCTTTAACACTCTTAGAGATATCCTTTCTGCAAGAGACTCGCCAATTCTTTTTACTTCAGGCCCTTCTGGCATTTTTGAACTTTATCTCCTATGTGTGTATTATATAAAAGGTAAGGTCTTTGTTCAATGAAGCGTATAATCATATCAGATACGCACATCGGCACCAAGTTCTACAGGGCCGATGAGCTCCTGTCTTTTCTTGAGTCATCAGAGTGTGACGAGCTTATTTTAGCAGGAGACATTATTGACTTTATTAAAATTCCTGTATTCACCGAGAGATGTCTTCAGATTATAAGTCGGATTGGTGAATATAAAAGAATTGTCTACGTCGTTGGAAATCACGATGAGGGATTGCTAGGGGTTGTAGGTAAGAAAGTAATGGGAGTTAAGTTTGTCAAACGTTACGAATTCGAAGAAGGGGGTAGAAAATTTAGAATAGAGCACGGTGATGCATATGATAAGGGAGCAATACACAATAGAATTTTTGTTAAGTTTCTATCGGTCATTCAAAATATGCTTGAATTCACTTTTAACTTTGATTTCACCACCTGGTGGACAGAAATACAGATCAAAAAGCACAAGCTAAGAAGTATTATTAACATACTTCGTCATCACCCGAAGATCGACGTTTTTATCATGGGACACACCCACATTCCCGAAGCTGTAATCTGGGTGGACGAAGACCAGAATATTAAGACATATATCAACGCTGGAGACTGGGTTACACACCAGACATATGTAACTGTCGATGACGGGGTTGCAAGGTTAAGAAAGTTTGAAGATTAATACTGACAATCACACAGCGTGACTTCTTGTGACTGATAGTTTACAATCACACAGCCTGATTCATTTCCAACAGTTTCGGCACTTTCTCCGTCCAGGGTCACTTCATAAATGCAGTTTTCATCTCTGTCAACGATTTCCCAAAATCCGATCCCCCAGATAACATCTTGGTTTTTTTCTATCATGAGAAAATCTGAGGATAGCAAATAACAATTCTCAAGAGATTGTATCGATGACACTTCAAACCACCTTTCAACGAGATCATCTTCTGTTACGCAGGGATTGATTGGCTGATTAGTGCACCCGATCAGCATGATCAAAGGTGCAATTCGAATCATTTTTGATTTTTCTTAATCCGGACGGGAACCAGTTCATAAGTTCCAAGCAGCCTGTCAATAAAGGGATATGCACCGGAGAAATTAGCTGATGGCTTTCCGCGATGGTGGCTTCTGTGATGCCTGCCAGACCTTGTATCGGCTCCCATGTGAGCTGCCCTATGCCTATATGCATAATACGCAAAGAAGCTAGCTAGTCCTATGGCGAAAACAGGTGTCACGAAGAATAGACCAATAGCAAGCGACCATATTAAAAGATTGGCCCACCACGGAAAGAAAAATGTACCCGGATCATCAGGTCTTTTATGGTGTCTAATGTGAATGGAGCTCCACTGCCTAAGAAGCGGATACTTTCCCAAAGATCCATGAAAGATATATCGATGAAAAAAGTAAAACATGTAAGCACCAAAAAAGTGACCTACCCCAAAGAGCAGTAGTGCTGATATTGGCTCCATCGACGACTCCTGCAAATAAGTATACAGTGCAGAGAGTTTGCTGGTATAATTTTATATTAAAGTTCTTCTCTAATAATCTGGATAAGTCGGGACTCTTTAATTGACATTGACGCGTCATAGGCATCATTCTTTATGTTTGAAAGTTTTTCAAGACTTCCGTTTCTTCTAAGAACCTTGAAGGCGATATTTCCCGTTGAGTACTGACCCTTTCTAGTTCTCAACCCTGACTTTCTCATTCTTCTTATCTTTTCCTTCACCTTTTCTGCTAGCTCAATAGTCTCTTCAGGACTAGATTCTAGCTTCTCAAGCTCAGCAATTTGTCTCATAATCCCAGCTGCTTTCTTCTTGACAGAATCGAAGCTAATCTTTTCACCCTGCTCATCCGGAGGAACTCTAATCCACTCTCCGTTTAAAACTGAATATAATCCTGTGGACATATGCTCTTCACCCATGTTCTCAACGTATATCTCAACATCATATCCTTTGGCCTTGATATCGTGTCTAAGATTCCAAAGTGCAGCAGCAGAGTTAAAGTATCCCTCTACAAGGTCCTGGTCTTCGTCTACTTCTGAAAAATTAACTACGACATGCAGGTCAACATCAGAATATTTTGACCAGTTATAGTTTGCCAGTGAGCCGGTTAGTCGTATATCTTCTGGCCGGACATCTATCGAGAGCCCTTCAGCAAAGTCGTCAGCTACAGCCAGAAGAGCTTCTCGAACGTCAGGTCGCATGGTATTATCAGAATCCCACACTCTTTTTTCCAGCGTGTCATTAAATGAAAATCCATCGACGCTAACATCTTGTGCTGCTATTTCTCTTACGAGTTTCCGCAAGAGTCTCTTGGTGCCAGACATATAAATAAATATCTCTACATGACCGATCTATCAGAACTATATTTTTCCTTTAAAAAGTTATGATAATTTATCAGGGCACCGTCTTTTGGCTCAATATCTTGCCACTGGCCCAAGCAGAAGATTCGATAGGCATCAGAAGCATACTTTCCGATCCCATAGAGAACTTCTGGTTTATCCTGCCAGCTTTTTAACAGGTAATCATTAGACATCCTGACCAAGGCAACAGAACGTCTTCTAGACAGCCCTATGGGCTGTATCATCAATTCTATCTCCATAGGGTTTGCTTGAGATGCAGCATCAGCATCCGGATATTTTGAAAAAAAATCCCACATAAAAGGCTCTGACTGAACCCTCTTTGTCAAATTACAAAAAATACAAGCAACAAATATCTTCCAGGGATCTTTCCAGAGCTGCTCTTGAATCAATCCGTAGGGTGATTTTGGAGGAATCCACATGAAAATATTATAATATCAAATCAAAAGGTTTACACGATTACTATGTCTTTATTCTTTTTCTAGCCCAACTAAGAGATTTTCCTGGACGACCATCTTTTCTAGATCTCCTGATAGCTGCTCCCGGAGAAGTCCACCCCTTTTGTTTCACAAAATTTAATACGATCGTCTCTTTTTCTTCTTCAGAGACATGCCACCAAAGCCAAAAAAGAGTCTCTTTAATAGAGATAGTATCTTTGGAATATTTTTCTGACTCCGCAGAAAGAATTTCCATTATCTCCGAAACATCTGGAATATCGATATTGAGATCAACAGCAGCCATTAAAACTTTAGAATATTCTTCATTAGAGTATGACTCGACCACTTCTTCATATATCTTTACCAATCTTATCTTTTCTTCTTCATCTTCAAGCTTAACTAGCTTATCCGGATGTGTCTTGAAAGTAACTTTTCTATATAGTGCCTTTGCCCAAGGCGGGTGCGATATTTTTTTAGAAGGATTATCCTCTTCGCTTAAGTCGCAATCATCATCAGGTGGGCTTTGTGAAATTTCTGGTGCATGATTTTCTCCTTGCATGTCCTGAGATTCTGAATTCTTATCTCGGTACTGTCCGTCGAAATCTTTATCATACACATTGAGATCATACTGGATTTTCTTTACCCTGTTAAAAAATTCAGTCTTTGCTAGGTCGTGGATCTCAACTGCTTCTTCATACTCTACTTTGAAGAACTTTACTTTATAAATATTCTTTTTTACTTTTAAATCAGACATATACCCGAACCACTATCGGGTATAAATATTACAGTGTCTTCTGAACAAGCCTAACATAAGAATATGCTTGCTCAAGATACATCTTTTGTTGATAGAGTTTATTTATTAAATTGTCAATTACAAGACCTTGCTCTTGAATACACCCTATCGATCTAAAGTCTGTGGACTCTCCTCTCTCCTGAAGAGTCTCTGCAGCTGTTTGTAATTTTGCGCTTAGTGTGCCTAGTTGAGATCTTAACAAGAGTAGTGTGTGATCAATAGAGGTCCTGGCACTTGAAATTTCTTCAGATAAAGAAAGGTGTGTAATAGTAGAGTGCGTTTTTTCTGACATGCTCAATACTATTACACACCTTTTAAAATGTTTATATTCTTATCTGACCCAGTGCCCCGGGACCCAGCGTCGATGTCGACGGTTGCCTTCCCAGTGACCAGGGATCCACCTTGCATGAGCATGAGGGCTCTGGGGTGGAGGACCCGACACGTGGGATCGATATGATCTACCGTGATGTGGGTGATGCCAGTGACCTGATCGAAACAGGGTGGCTTCTACCCAGGCCCACTGAACAGTTACAGTAACAGCAGCTGTGGGTACGGGCTTTCGAACTTTCGATCTATGCCTGTGATGTGCATCTGCACTAGATGGAGCAATAAGAAGCCCAACTACAGCAGAGATTCCAACAATTTTTGATAGCATTGCTACCTCCTTCGGCTATCCAGCCTTGCAATAAAATTATACAATAGTTGTTCAAAATGTACACATAAAAAAGAATCACTTACTGTGATTTCTTATTTTTAAAAATATACAATAAGTCAAGAATTAATCTTACAGGCCAGATAAGAGACCAGGCTGCTCTTGCCCTATACTCTTTTACTATGACTTCAACTGCCCTTAATGAATCTCGGGATCTATATTTTTTACCAGCCATAGTGTGTATGACTATCTTAGAAAGACTAGAGCAAAGTATAGAAATAAAAACTAAAACATATAAAGTAACAATATTAGAAATCATCCCCTATCCTTTTTTTAAAAAAGCACCTCTAATTAGAGATCTAAGCTCTTTCTCATCTAAATCAGAGAGAGATACCTGCTGCCTGTTTCTTCTTTTACTTTCGTCGACTTTTGGTTTTTTCTGCTGTCTTGTCGGAGAAAGTCTATATTTTTCTTTTATATCAAGTAGATCAGATTCTGAAGGACCTTTCTTAACAGGTCTTGTCATAAATGTAGCAGAAGCAGAAACCTTTGGAGAGCGACGCTTGGGAACAACAGCTTCAGCAGTAACCTTCACAGTCTTTTCAAAATTAACTGACAAGCTAAGGGGCTTAAATATTCTATCATCTACGATTACCTCTAGGTCAGACTTATAAGTTCCCTCCTTGAGAACCTTATCCATCGAAGGTATAACTACAGTAACCTCACCCTGACTATCAACTGTCCCGGGAAATGTATAGGACATGTCAGGGCCTTCTATCATTAATCTGCAAGAAGATTCTCCGGGACGAGATCCCTCTACTCTGACCATAAAATTGAGCTCATTATCAGAGTCAAGCTCTAAGTCAACTAACTGCATCAGCTATCTCCCTTTTTAACCTTAACGTCAGATATAACTATTCGGTAAGGTGTGCTCTTTATAGAAGTAGTTGCTATATCGCTGACAGTTACAGTAGACTCATGATCTTCGTAAACCTCTGTTACCAGAAGCTTTGAAGTCGGTGTAATAATTTCTTCACTATTTACTGCCAGAAGCATAGCCCGGACCCTGTACATCTCGGGTATAATTTCGGCAATTCTTTTTGCACCGTTTCCGACTCTCCTGATAACCTTCCTGATTACCTCAATCGTCCGAGCGACCATTCCCCGAAAAATTAAGCTTGACGGTGATGAACCCGACCCGAGGCCCCTCGTTACAGTAAATCCAGGCACTATACGCTCCCAGTACCTACTAGCTTTCTCTCAAATAGCTCATCAATTGATGCCACACCATTTCGATCAAATAGCCCAAATCTAGCAATTTCTGTTGAATTATCATCCTGATAAAAGATCATTTCCTTTTCAGTTTCATCTACAACCCATCTCCCAGTGTGAATATATCTCGCCATCTTCTGGTCAATCTTTACCTCTTCAGTTGCAAACACGGATGAATTACCGCTAACTGACCAGACTATTGATCCGCTAAACTGGGTAGACAAATTTAGCTCTACACCGTAGAGTCCGGTTAAACTGCCGAGCTCATACACTCCCGAGTTTGTTGCACTAACAGTTTCTGTTCCAAGTGTGTCATAAAGAGAATATCGTATACTTCCTGAAATTCCCCCGAGACCTCTTCCTAAATTTGCCGTTTGTAAAACTTTCAACTGTCATCACCTAAACTAGAAGCAGCTTCTGGTAATCCCTGAGTATTTCTAATATATTTCAACTTCTCTGGATGCTCACCTGGACCTCTTCGTTCGATGTTTAGATCATCCCCATTCTCAACTCTCTTTTGAACCCTATCTTCGGCCGCTCTCCTGTTTTTCTCAGCCTGATTTTTATCATCTTCGGCATCTAAAGAATTTTTAATATATTTTACAACCTCGTTGGTAACAACTATTTTCCCAAGTGTCTGATCAAAAGAAGATTTTTCATCAACGAACTTTTTTATCTCAAGTTTCAAAAGTTCACAAATTAAAGACTTGGCTGAAGTCATATCATCATTTTCTTTAGAGATATCTACAATACGATCAATAGAGGATTCTATAAGGTCATGTAAGAATCCTATTCTATTATTAATAATTTTTCCCTGTTCTCTTGCAAGCTCGGATACATTCTCCCCAAATCTTTCACAATTTTCCATCAGAGATACGGCAATAGTATTATCACTCATTTCTAAAATAACTCCTATAATAAAATATTACCTTAAATAATAAAAAATCTCCCGGTGAAGTAAATTCACCGGGAGATAGATTAATCAAAAAGCTTTAATTACATTGGGCTCTTAGTGAAGATAACAATGTCATCTGCCTCAAGTCCGAATGTAAAGCTAACCGTTGTTACTGCGGAACCCTCACCTCTATAATCAGCTGCGCCGCCGGATGCCATCAGCTGTCCGTTAACGAAAACATCTACCAGGGTGTTATTGCTAGGTCCACCGAAGTCGAATCCAGCAACATCCAAAGCCGATCCGGATGGAACAGAAGCTGTAATTGTAGTAGTGATCTTAGCTCGAGACGATGAAGAGCCGCTGAGAAGAACGTTACCATCATGCATCAACTGATTGTTTATTGCATACAACTTGGAAGCACCAACTGTTGGATTGGTGACAAGATCATCGAACTCAAGGGGTGAATTTATAATCGAAATAACATCGTTTTTATCACCGCCGATAATCTGAACACCGCCGCCTGGACCGTTTCCGCCATCAATAACAATGGCGTCTACGGCGTCAAGTGCACTTTGCAACCTAACCCTTCGAGAAGCACCGATATCAATGTCATCCTTAGCATCAGACCCAGAGGCGAAGATATCAATACCGCCATTGAGTGACTCTAGGAAGATAGAAGAATTTGCGTCCTGAGCAGCCTTGACATAGATTTGACCTCCTGCCTGAGCTGTGATACCGGTGGCACCTCCGAGACCAAGGTGTCCAGAGGAACCCAAGTCAGTTCTCTGAGAACCAGTTATCTGAATGTAACCGCCTCGGAAAGATCCCGATGCAGTATTACCGGCGTCGATGTCGACACCACTATCGGTATCTTCACCCCAGATTCTAACAGCGTAGTCGCCCTTAGCAGAGCCGGTTAGTCCGACTCGATCTGCCTCAATGTCAAGGTATCCTGACTGATTAGCATACATTGCTGCACCAGCATCTCCGAAGTGCAACTCTTTTCCTGATGCAATTTTAAATGCTGCATCACCGCCGTCAAATCTAGCAACCTCACCGAAAGTTCCGCCTGAATTAACCTTGAAGACCAAGTCAGCGTTTGAGACATGAGTTTCAAGGGTGACATCACCTGAGCTGTTTGTTAGAACAAGTGTGTTGAGACCTCCATCTTGGAAAAAGACGTTTCCTCCGTCTGCATCAAGGAAGATGTCTCCGGCGGCGTCGATTGTCACATCAGTTGCAACGACCGCAAGATCATTTGCCGTAAGTGAGTGAATGTATGAGTTTGCATCTCTAAACTGGAGCTTGTCTGTTGTATCAATCGTCAGAGCGTTTGCACTGTGTGTCAACTTAAAGTTTCCGTTATCGAAGTCAATCACACCCTCACTTGCAAGGAATAGATCTGACCATCTTTCGTCAATATCACCAAGAGCTGCACCGTCATCGCTGATCGGCTTAAGGTGACCAGTTCTAAGAGGAACACCTGCAACATGGTTACCCATTGACTGAGATGTCGGAGATGCATTGAATGTTGCAAGCTCAAACTCTGATCCGTCATAACTTAGAGCTGGCAACGCGCTGTAGTCAGCAGCCCCTCGAGCAAAGATTATTGCTCTATCGCCGACATTGTTGAAGTTGTCACCAGTAGCAGCAGAACCAGAGATACCTAGACCAATGATTGAATCTTGGACGACCAGGTTTGAAGATGAAACTGTTGTTGTTGCACCTACTACGATAAGATCACCAGTAACGGTTAGATTATCACCTACGATTGTCTCAGATGTTCCGTGGCCAAGTGTAATAGTTGCTCCACTGATACCGCTAGCAATATTGACATCTCGATCATCCTCAACCTCGATAACAGTAGTACCGTCTTCCTTAATAAGCACACCGGTCTTACCTTCTATGGTAAGAGCACCCGCTGAAGTGGTAAAGCTCGAGGCAGCGGCAGCATCAATAGTCACAGCAGCGCCAGCATTAATGTCAACTGCACCAGCAGGTGCTGTAAGATCAAGCTCTCCGTCACCACTCTGTAGTGTAACTCCGTTTGCACCAGATAGTGCTAGAGTTCCCCCTAGAGTCGTAAAGTTAGAGTTACCAACACCATCTAAAGATATAACTCCTGTTCCATCTATATTAATTGCGGCGCCATCTACATCAATTGTTTGACCTGTTCCGTCAAGCGTAAGTGTTCCACCACGAGAGTTAACTGTAGCTGTAGTTGTACCATCACCAGCACCAAGCTGAATTGTTCTTGTGCCGTTACCACCAATAGTGATGTTCTGATTAACATCATCAGCACCAATACTAATAGCACCACCTGATGAATCGATTGTGATTGCCCCAGAACCGTCTATATCAATAGCAGCAGCATTTGCAACTGTTAAGTTACGGTTGTCTGCAATTGCAATGATGGAAGCACCATTCTCTTGAATGTTAACACCAGTCTGACCATCAAGGGTCAAAGCACCAGCAGAAGTACTGAAGTTTGAAGCAGCACCGGCATCAATGGTGACTGCAGCAGAAGCATTAATATCAACTGCACCTCGTGCAGCAGTTATGTCAACTTCACCATCACCAGCAATAACCTGCGCACCATCAGCACCCGAAAGAATTAGAGTTCCGCCGAGAGTTGTCCAGTTAGAGTTACCAACACCATCTAAAGATATAGCGCCTGTTCCATCTATATTAATTGCGGCGCCATCTATGTCAACTGTTTGACCTGTACCATCGAGCGTGAGCGTTCCACCGCGAGAGTTAACTGTAGTAGTAGATGTACCGTCGCCAGCACCAACTTGAATTGCTCTTGTACCGTCGCCACCAATAGTGATGTTTTGGTTGACGTCATCAGCACCAATACTGATTGCACCGCCTGATGAATCAATTGTTACTGCACCAGTTGAATTTACATCAAAGATGCTTGTGTCGAATGTTCCCTCTGCTTGGTTAAAGACTTCGGAAGAAGCCTTACCATGAATTCTTTGAACTGCTGCAGCGAGGGCACCAACAATATCCTGAATATCAGAACCTGTTAGAGCTGCAGCAGTAGTCGGCGTAACGTACTGGACAACTTCGCTTTTTATGTCGATAGCTGACCCGGTGACTTGCGCCGATGTTAACTGTGTTCTAGCCATTTTTTTATTTCCTATTATTAGAAGATTATTTTAAAAACATACTTTAAAATCTTATAATACGCAACTGACCAGACTAATCTTTAACTTCAATAATAACTATATAGAACTAGCTGAAAAAATTTATAAATTACCCCTTGTAAAGAATCTTCTTTAGTGATCTCAAGTGGTTGTCAAACTTACAAAATTCACTGTTAACAAACTCTAGAGCAAGGGTAAATGCAGTCTCTTCAGGGTCAAAAAATATAAATTCAAACTTCCCACCAGAAGATCTTCTTGCATCTTTAAGCTTTAGATCTTTCATCATTAAATAAGCTGCAAGAGGAAGATCAGATGTGGTATATAGTTTTTTATCTGTCATTTACATCATTCCCATGGCTATAAGTATCATGCACCCGCCAACCTATGAATCTTTATTATAAATTGCCAGGACAAGACTTTCAGAAGGAGGAGCGGACGCAGTTGTAAAAAATACATTGCTACCAGTGACAGAGTAGTCTTGAAAAGTGTGAATGCCAGTGGGAGTTTGAAGCTGACCGTTAACAAATACGGAAACCTCAGAAACTGCAGAAGGAGTATTTGCAAGGGCAAATAGCGTATTTGTTCCATTGGCAACCCCTGTAAGCTTTTCATTAAAAACAAGTGATTTTGATGATGAGCCCCCGGTAGCAGAAATAGTTACCTGTCCGTTCGAAGCAGAGGTAATAGTGACATTGCTACCTGCTGCAAGATAAGAAGTTCCATCAGTGAGTTTTGTTAAAGAGCCAGAAAGGCCTGTTTTAAATTTTCCATCCTCAACATAGCTTCCAACGTATAGAAAAGCATCAACATATCTAGGGTTAGTAGCATTATCACCTGTACCTGCCGGATCTTGCTGAAAAAATATGCCGTTGAAATAGTCTAAAAACCAATCTCTAGAATCAAGAACTGGAATTTGAGTCTGAACGTTGCTAGACGAATGGTAGGGTGTGGCTTCATAGTCGGAGTCAAATGCTGGAGGAATTAGCTGAAGTGCGCCTGTGGTTACGTATATTTGCCTCCTGTTCAAGAATGGGTCGGTTCCTGCGAGGGGATTTTTTGAATTTGTCTCATAGTCGTCTGGTAGCTGTAAAGCAAATCCATGACGACCAGAATCAGAGTCTGTTCCTGCAATAAACGAAGCAGAAAGCCTAAGAAACTCTACAACCCCCTGCCCGGAAGAGTTTGATAAAATAAGATACTGAGGGGCTGATCCTGTATGAGAAGGTATTGATTGTGCAAATACTGTGTCCAGGGCTTGAGAAATTCCCGAAGGTAGCGCTTCATTTGCAACATCTTTGTCATTTGATGTGTGCGCTTTTCCAATAAGCTTTTTTATTGATATTAGCGTCTTTGAAGTATCAGACAGTGACATTTCTACCCCTTATGACCAGGACACTGTCATCTGACTAATATAGCCAGTAAAAGAAGCATCAGCTTCAACACGAATAGCAATGTATTCATCATCAGCTACAAACTGTGTTCCAAACGTAACAGTGTTTGTTGCATTAAGTGAAGAATCAAGGGAACCCTCTAGACACCCGTCGTTGTCTGACACTTGGCCAGTAGAAAAGGCAGTGGCTAGGTCCATCCACCCAGTAGCCTGTCCTCCTGATGTGGTGGGTAATTTTACAAAAACCCTTATTCTCGATGAATTTAGGGAAGTAGTGCTGGAAACGATTGTTCCTGATCCCTGTATTACTAATGAAAATCCTGTTTTTGACCCTCCACTATTGTTTTGAAAGTATCTATAAAAAGTTCTCTGTCCGCTAGTTATTCCACTATAGTTTGGATTATCTCCATGAGCATTAGAAATACCGGAGAAATTTCCACTATTTGCCCCCTGGCTGGGAGAATATAGTCTTTGATTATAGAATAGCAATCCGTCTGAGTAAGCACTAGATCCCGTCATAATTGTGGTGCTATTCCACGTATTGCTAGCGTTTGTCACACTATTTTGATCAGTATAGCTACCCGATACTATTCTATAATTTTCTCTTCTAAATGTCTCCCTTAAGACAGTAGAGCTATTGGAATATCCCCATAATAAAATTCCAGAAATAGACTGAGACCCGCCGCTAGACAGGTTAGACTTTAAAGGATGAGAAACATTGACAGCAGAAGATATAGATCCGTTTAAAAGAGAGCTTGCAGTAATTGTAGCGCTACCCGTTAAGTGAAGGGTCTTGGTCTCATCTTCTCCGCCCCCAATAGAGGGCATTGACTGCGCTGATATTGAACAGTTACTTGTTGCAAATGTAATGTTGCTAGTTGTATAAACATTTTTATACGCATTTGAAACTCTAGCACGATAATTTGCTGTGCCTGCCGAATGATACCTAACGCCTGAGAGAGAGACTAGCCCAGACATGGCTAGCGTATCAAACGCAGAGCCTGCAGCAGATAGCGCATTTGAATCACTATCATTAACCCATTCAACGTAATTTGTCGTAACATCACTAGACGTGTCACTCATAGTGCTGGCTTTTCTATGAATAACTCTAATATAGTTTAAACCTTCATTCTGGTCGTTAGCAGCAATAGCGTACGTACCCGACCTATGCATAAAAACATCGAGCTCAGTACCATCTGTAAATCTTGCCTGTGAAGCCGAATGTATTGTAAGCACACTTCCGCCAGCTGATGACGTTGTAACCGGATGATCATTGATTCCTAAAGAAGCAGAAAGCAAATGATCACCATTTAGCTGAAGAATTACAAAACCAGTCTTTCCATCCCCAAAGGAATCAGCCCCATAATTGATTCCGTCCGAAGTTACATCATCATTTAAATTTCCGTTGATTACTGTAGACTTATTAAATAATCCCCTTCTTAAATCATTGGATGAAGCAACAGCAGAGTATGAACCATTCATGTCTACAGCAGACTGGTTTCCAATTGCAGTTACGTTAGTATACCCGCTTACAGCATTCGAAGCTCCAAATGAAAGATTTCCAGACTGTCCGGAATCAGCACACCCAATATCATCAAGGTTTGGAGCAGGGCTCGGGGAAAGTGCCTTAAGAATTTCATTAAATCTATCTATTGCTGTTCCAACCGGCGTGTTGTTTGTAAGATCAGTAAATAATCCGTCTGCATAAGAACCATCCTCAGCTGGTCCCAAGGTTCCTGTTCCATATATTGTTCCCGACACGATGAGATGTCCAGTTGCAACTTCGTCTACTTCGACAACTTGTTTTTCGGCATATAGCGTACCAGAAATCACAACATCACCGCCAAAGACTGACGTGCCTGCTATTCCCTGATGCTTTGAATCAATTGCACCGCTAACAAATAAAACGGCGTCAGACCCCATGGTAACTCCGGCACCATCGACGACCCCGGAGCCTGATTTAAAAAGAATGTTGGTAGGCTCAAATCCACCATAAGAGTTTGCAGACTGTATGACACCAATTGAGCCTGATGCTTCGGTAACTCTAATAGCAGTCATGCGAGAGCCTCAACAGCAGCTATAATTCTTTCCATAGTTTTCCTGTCTTCTTCAGAAAGACTCTTTTCAGCAAAAACTTTCATATGAGATAGAAATTCTTTTAATGTTACTTCGTCTGATCCTAGTCTAGACAGGGCCTCTATTGACTCGTCAGGGACGATAATGGTACCTGAAGGAAGTCGATATGCACCCGGAATTTGCCCACTCTTCATCATTCTGAGTGCGGTTCCGTAAGATATCCCTAAAGTATTGGCAAAATTCTTAAGCTTCACAACTTATAATTATTTCACGAATTCTCGATTTGATAACGCTTGATATCACATAAAATGAAAAATTTATAACATTTGTAATATCATTTGTAATAATTCATCAACTTTTTGATCTTTTAACATCTTCTAGAAGAGAAATAAGATCTAAGCCAGCACAATCTATTTTGTTTTTTGTGTAATTATAATGATTTACAAAACCAGAAAACTTTCCACTCACAACATCTCCAACAACGCCTGTATCAAGCGATCCATTGGATCGAGTCGGACACACTAGTGGGATTCCCGTTCCAGTGTGAATAGCCTTCCAAAGGGCCTTAAGTGCTTCAATTTGAACTGAATAAAAATCTAAAAACGGAGACAGTTTTCTACCATGAACCCATCCCGCTTCCTGGATAGGTCTTTCACCAAATCCGTTTTTTACATACCAGTCTTGATACTTTGTATAGTATGCATTGCTTATTTCGACCCCAATTCCCTTTTTATTTCCAGACACGTTTCCGGCATGCCAGGCACCGTGCTGCGTATCTAAAAGCTGGTAAATTGTTCCGTCGTTGTCAATACAAAAGTGAACTGAGACTTTTCTCCTGTTTAAAACTTTTGCGCATGATTCAGAGCTTAGACAGACATCCCAGTGATTGACGAAAACATTTGGCTTTCGATCTGGTTTTCCAGAATAGTCATAATAAGTTCCGGGTTTCATCTTTAGTCCCCCGTTCTCATTCCACAAAACTACCCTGGGCCACTCTATCTCTACAAGCTTTGAATTACAAACTATAAAACTATGATCCTTTTCCTTGGGACAAAAATTTCTATAAGTCCCGATATCAGACTCCCTCTCTGTCCAGATTCTACGATAAGTAGTGGGGCCACAAAGACCATCAGCTACAAGCCCTCTTTTCTTTTGCCACTTTCTAATTTCACCTACAAGATCTTCATCATGATATACTGCACCAAACCAGTCCGGCTCCCAGCCGAGAGAATCTGATGAACTTTTATTGTAGAATACTTTATCAACAGTCATTTTAACCTCTTTTCAATTAAATACATAGATTTTAACCAGGAGGCAATCTGATCGTTAACAGGGGGGTCATACTCTCCCTCGGGCCATCCGCCATGTGAGGTGGGTTTATCAAGATGAAGATTTTTCTTATTTGCCTTCTGATAGGAGTCTTCTGGGTATGAACCCTTCACAGTTTCATATATCCCTCTGTCAGTCAAAGACATTATTTGATCATACACTTTTTTCATAAGTTTTTGAGAAGCTTGTTTTCCTGGGACGTTTTCAAGATATTCTTTAAACTGATCAGATAAATCTACAAGCTCGGGAGAAACCTTACCTCTAAGAATATCTAGAGACTTTTCTTTTCCATATTTTTGTAATAGATTTTCAGCAAATTCATGTGCGTAAGCATCGATCTCTATGTTGGATCTTAAATACTGCGATCTATCTTCTGAACTTGGTATTTCCCCTTCTTTTTCATACTGTGACTTGGCGATTTGTCTAGAAACCCCCTGATTTCTTCTTCTCTTGTCAATTTGTCTGGCATGAATGTATTCATGTCTCACAATATTTCCAACTATTTTTGATATGGTAGAAATATCAACATCCCCAGGATTAAAGTCATCGGAAACTGGAATCATATTGAGATACATTACAAATCTACCTCTGCTACTAACACCCTGGGAGCCACCTACAACTAGTCTATTTGGATACAGCCGGTGGTCTGATCCCATAGGAAGCTTGAGCTTGGTATTAAAATCAGGCTCAGCTGACCTAACAGCTATGGTGATCGGAATCCCGGAGGACACCAGAAAGTTTTGTATTGCGCTCCCTAGAACTTCAGCAGCAGGGGTCTGATTATGCCATTCTCCTCCGACACTCACCATATCAGCTTCGTCAGGAGTATTTTCATGTGTCCAAAATTTTGAATCAGCTATCGCTTTCTCAAGCTTAGAATAGAAAAAATCAGGCAAATGAGATGCTCTCTTGATTTCTTCAGATTCTTTTATAATTTCTCTGATTAGCAGCCTGATGTTTTTAATTGGTTCAGAGTTTTCATGCATTCCCCTGGCTCTTCTAGCTGCATCCGCCTTTTCCTTGCTAGCATGGCAAGATGCCTTCTCCCATTTGCCCGATTTTTTCTTTTGCAAAACATACGATCCTGATTTTCCATCAGACTGCTTGCACTTTTGCTTCTTTACTTTGTAGGGCATGATATTAAATATTTCACTCTAGTTCAATATCAACAGATATATCTACATGAATTGATGGGACCCTAAGATGATTCGACAGGCCGTGTCTTTTTGCTTCATTTGCATTTAAAAACCAGTCAGCGTGTTTCTTTTTATCAACTATCTTTAAAAAGTAGTCGTCTTTCTTTCCGCAGTTTTGAGCCATCATCTTATAAACAATAGAATTAAGACGATCAGCTTCAGCTGCTCCAGCTTTAAGCTCTTCGACTTTTCCCATATCCATAGAGCTTACATCATGAATCATCAGGGTCGCATCGGGATCCATAAATCTGCGCCCCTGCTCTCCAAAAGAAAATAGAATCGCACCGCATGACATAGCTTTACCTTCCACGATCGTTGCAACCGGAAGCTCTGCATGTTTTATAGCACTGATCATAGCCATCAGACTATAGACTTGACCACCGTACGAATCAATGACTACTGGGATAACTTTCTGCCCTGTGTTGTGTGCAAGTGCCATTTGCTCAGAAAACTTCTTTGCAGCTTCTTCATCAAATTTATTTACTCTAATTATAACCGGACTCTTTCTTAGCTCATACTCTTTTAAAAGAGGCGATACATTAATTTTCCACTTCATTTTTTTCCTATTTTATCCACACTTTCCGTGACCGCACGATTTGCACATTACACACCCTTCTTGATACACAAGTGAATCTTCAGAGTTGCAGTTTTCACAAACTGTTTTTCCAGGAACAGTTCCATCCTTAATATATGTTTTCAATACGCGAGCAATTACTTTAGAAAAAGAAAACATATCCATCTCTATATCTTTTTGAAGTTGTTCAACAACATATTGAATAGCTGCCCCATGCCTCAAAGCTAAAGAGATTGTTCTGGTAAACCCTGCATGGTTCGGATTATCAAATACAGAGACAATATCTTTGATTATGAATTCGTCTCCATTCTTCCCAACCCTAAGATCATATCTTGAGTTTTTAGTCTTGTATGGGTGCTTAATGATGACACCCTTTTTATATTTCTTAGGAATTTCTATATATTTCTGAAGACCTCCCATGACTTCGTAAGGTCTACCGTGCATTAATCCTACCAGTATGGTCCATGCCTCTCCCTTGATGGTTGCATGGTGAATTGAGCATGTAAGTTCATCAGGTCTCTCGGGGGCAGAATGAGTTTGAAAGGTAGTCTTGGGCTTTTCAGGAACCAGCACTCCGGACCTTGCTCCATCCCTATAGACTGTCACTCCTTTGCATCCAAGCTCCCATCCGGTCATATAGACCTTCTTAACTGTCTCAGCATCTACATCTGCGGGAAGGTTTGTTGTATTTGATATTGCATGGCATACCCACTTTTGGGCAGCAGCTTGCATCTTCACTTTGGCAACCCAGTCAATTTCACTCGCTGTTGCACCAGCATATGGACTCATAGCGACAAGCTCCTCGTCTGTAAGCCCGCCGAGCACACCATCGTCTGATTCATCTGTGTATTGCATCCATCGATTGAATCCATGATGGTAAACAGTATACTCTTGCCACTTATCACCACTATCGTCTACGAAATCAACTCTCGCATCTTCATCTTGACCTGTCAATTTCTTTCGACGCGTATAGTGTAGCATGAACGCGGGCTCAATACCTGACGTCGTCTGAGTTAAAACAGAGACAGACCCGGCGGGTGCTGTTGTAGTAAGGGCAATATTTCTACGACCATACTTTCTACTCATTTCATATATCTCCGGCGATTCATTCCAGATTCTTTCGAGAAATGGGTGTCCTACTTCTTTATCATGATTGTGAACTTCAAATGCACCTCTTTCTTTTGCCATATTACAAGAAGAATAATATGAATTTAAAGCAAGTGTTTTATAAAATCTTTCAACTGTTTTAATAGATTTGTCTGATCCGTATTGAATCCCAAGGGCGGCGAGAGCATCTCCGACAGCAGTCACACCAAGGCCGGTCCGACGGCCACGACGGGCCTGGGTTTCGATATCAAGCCAGAGATCTTTTTCTATCTTTTTGACAGAATTTGATTCTGGATCACTATCTATTTTTTGAAGAATTTTTTCCACCTGTTCAATCTCAAGATCTACCATGTCATCCATAAGACGCTGTGCTTTTCTAACTGTCCGTCCCATTAGATTATAATCAAACTTTGCCTCTTTAGAAAAGGCATTTTTAACAAATGAGAGAAGGTTTACAACCATAAGTCTACAACTATCATAAGGAGATAAAATAATCTCTCCACATGGATTGGTAGAGGTTGAACCAAATCCCTCCTCTTGATAAATATCAGAAGGCGTATATTTTTTTGCATTATCCCAGAATAAAAGACCGGGTTCTGCGGAAGAGTGTGCAGACTCAATTATTTCATTCCAGACTGATTGAGCATCTACGTAAGATTCAATTGTTGGATTTTCTGTTTCTTCTACAGGGAATCTTAAATGAAAATTTTCTTTATTTTTAACAGCATTTAAAAATTCATCTGTAAGTCTAATTGATATATTAGCTCCCGTAACTTTTTTTAAATCTCTCTTGATGTTTATAAATGATCTTATGTCTGGATGATGAACTGAAATTGTGAGCATTAGAGCGCCTCGTCTTCCGCCCTGGGCAACCTCTCTACATGAATTAGAAAACCTTTCCATAAAAACACTTATTCCATCTGTAGTTTTTGCAGCATTGGAAGTAGCCAGCCCTCTCGGCCTAATTGAGCTTATATCAAATCCGACTCCTCCTCGTCTTTTTGCAATTTGAACAAGCTCCTGGTCTGTCTTTAAAATTCCTCCGTATGAATCACATGGAGAATCTATAACAAAACAGTTTGAAATAGATTGAACCTGATGATCATTCCCAATTCCTGACATCGGGGAGCCCTGGGGAATGATGTACTTAAAGTCCTTAAATAGGTTATAGATCTCTTCTTCAGACATAGGGTTTGGATATCTTTTCTCTATTCTTGCAAACTCCTTTGCAAGTCTTAGATGCATATCGTCAGGTGTCTTTTCTTGATACTTGCCAGAAGAAGTAACTAGTGCATACTTTGTAGTAAAAACGTTAGCTGCTAGCTCATCTCCTTCAAAGTAATCAATTGATTTCTCTATAACCTTTTCATAATCTTCCAACTTTCTATCTCCTCTAAGAGTTATTAATTTCTTTCCACTTCGACTTTAACAGGTCCTTCATAGAATTATTAGACGACTGAATCGCTTCGTTAACAGTCATGTGATCTTCATCTAAAATTTTTATCTTAGACATAGAAGTATCTATCTTTATCGGAAACAGTATTCCATCTTTTCCTGCCCTATTTTTTGCAATAAAAAGTCGTCCGGAACCCGAGGCTTTTTCCGATGGTTTCCTAGAGACAGATATTACAACATCAGCTACCATTGCCTTTCCGTAAGCTTCGGACATATTTTCAAGGCCTACCACACTTGCATTTGCTGAATCTCTATTTGCCTGAGAAGCTGTCCATATGGGTATGTTCATATCCATTGCTAGATTTCTAATCTCCTCGTAGATAAGCTTGAGTTCGTGTCGCATAGTGTCATACTTTCTAGTTGATCTCATAATATCTGCATAATCTATAATGATCATGTGAGGGACAAATGCTTTTAAGAGAAGTTTCTCTATGTGGCTTCTTAAAGTTATAATTGAGGCGGATCCTGTCGGGTATGATTTAATTATTAACCTTCCAAACTCTTCGTCATTGTATTTTTCAATTATTTCATCTTTTCTCTCAATAACTTCATCGCTTGGAATGCTGCAAAGATTAGAATCATATCTCCAACCAACCGCATTTTCTGAAAGCTCGAACGTATAGTGGACTACGTTTTTTCCTCTCTTGATTGCCTCTGCCCCGAGAGAGACCAGAAAATGACTTTTACCAACCCCGGTGTTTGCAGTAATTACGCCAATCTCTCCCTTTCCAAGGCCGCCATTCAATATTCCCTTTTTATCGATTTCAGGCAAGCCCGTAGGGCATGCAGCCCTGTTAACTTTTTCAAATCTGGAAGCCATGTCTTCAAAGAAATCATGTCCTGCAGTATTTGGCATTCCTAATGCACAGGCATTTTTCATCCTGTCTACAACAATATCAAACTTCCCTTCGTCAATATCCTGAACAGCTTTCTCCAGTGCCTCTCTGAACGCCTGCCTCTTGCAAAAATCTAATGTCTTTTCTTTGACATACGCAAGGTCACCTACATCCGGATTTGATCTCACCCTATGGAGAAAATCAATAATCTGATCTCTAAGAACTGCATCTCTATTTTCTCTTAGGGATTCTTTAACTATATTAATTAAAACCGGAAGTGTAGGGAAAGTTTTATATTTTTCGTGATAAGAAAAGTACTTTTCAGTCAAAAACTTTAAATATCCAATTTCAAAAAATCCAGGCTCCATAATTTCAACCATTTGAAGCGTCCAGTTATTATCAGTTAAAAAAGACTGGAATATTTTTTCCTGAAATGGTTTACCGTATTTCTTGAAGTACTCAGGATCATGGTGCATGGAATGGTTCATTTTTTAGCTCCCGATTGAATTAAAAGATAGAAAAAATCTGTCAACATCGAGAGTTTTTATCCCCTCTCTAATTAAAGTTCTCATTACAGAGATTTTATCCCTACGGGAGTCAAAAGTATCAATTGTATCGTTTATTCTTTTAATTTGACTATGAGATAAATTTTTAGTATCCAAGTAGATCAAACGCCAGTTTCTCTCTACTATTTTCCTATTTTTAAGAAGATCTCTGTATATTTTTGGGCTACGCTTGTCACTACTTCTTTCTTGACAAATTTTTAAAATTTCCCCTATGTCTGCACTTTCTCTATCTCTGAGAAGGGGGAATCTTTTTGCAATTGTCTTAAATCCCGCCCCTTTGATCCCAGAAATGTTGTCAGAGCTATCACCGCAGATAGACTTGGCAAGGCAAAAGTTTTCCGGAGATATATTATATTCACATGTTACGTCTGTGTGTGTTATTCTTTTTTTTCTTGTAGGTGTATATATTTCAATTTTTTCTCCTAAAAGCTGATAAAAATCTTTATCAGAAGATAATATAACTTTCTTTTCTCCTGGGTAGGAGTATCTCGCGAGATAACCTATGACATCATCTGCTTCACAATCCGGAACATACATTTGACAAATAGGAGTCTTTTTTAATATTTCCACTATAACAGATATCTGATTATCTCTTCCCTGAACTGTATCTGGTATTTCATCGTCATAATATCTATTTAACTTCTGAGGGCGCCTGTGTGATTTATACTCGGGTAAGATCGCTCGTCTTCTAGGTGACCCTCCACTCTCCCATATTACAAAAACCTTTTCAGGTGAAAATCTTTCATTCATCAACCTTAGAGAATTTAGAAAACCTACTATTCCTCCTACATGATATCCATGATCACTCATCGCTGGGTTAGCAACAAAATGACGCGTAAAAAGATTTAAAGCGTCTACAAGGAGAATGCTCAACGTAATCTCCTATGAGTTAATTTGGATATCTAAAGATCGTATTTCTTCAAAAGATTCTGGGTTAATATCTGGATCTTCATTAAAAATCTTAACCATTGTAACTTCAAGAAGATCTTCTATATATTTTTTATACTCTGGGTTTGACATAATTTGATTAAACTTCGGCTTATGAAACTTTTTCTCAATTAAAACTTCACCTGTCTTTGTATCTGTAACTGAAAATGTTTTCCAAGACCCAGTTCCCGCAACCTCGATCTCTTTTCCGCCAATGACAGCAGGGCCATTTTTTCTTAGCATGTCAAATATCTGCTCATGCTCTTTGATTCCGACACCGAAGTGGATTTCGAAATCAATCTTCCTAAACGGCGGAGCTACTTTATTCTTAATTGTTTTTGCAGAGACATGAATTCCTATAACATCATCCCCATCCTTAATCTGCTGTCCGGCACCGAGCTTAATCCTTGTAGAGGCATGAAATGGAATTGCCTTGCCGCCGGGAGTTGTATCGGGATCACCATACATCACTCCAATCTTGGTGCGAATTTGATTAAGAATTACAAACAGCGTATTAGTCTGTCCAATCACACCTGTAATTTTTCTCATGCCCTTTGAAATTGCTCGAGCCTGAAGGCCTATTGATTCTTTATCATAGTCTCCAAGGAGCTCTGCTTTTGGAGAAGAAGCTGCAACAGAATCCCAGATAATTGTAACCGGTACATCTTTGTCCATCGCTTTCGCCTTAAGAATGGTGGATTCAGCAATAGAGAGAACCTCTTCTGTACAATGTGTATCAACATAGACAAATCTCTTGCTAATGTCAACACCAAGCATACCTAGATTTTCAACCGATGTTGCGTTTTCTGTGTCAATATAGACTACTATACCACCCATAGCCTGGGTTGTTCTTGCAATTTGTGTTGCTATGTGTGACTTTCCGATTGAAGGTGGCCCGAATATCTCCACTATCCTCCCCTCAGGGAGGCCGCCGCCCCGCCTGTTTGAGCAAATATAGTCTAAAAGCATTGACCCTGTGCTAATCCATCTGTTGACGTGTGTTGGTGATTCGTCAACACTCAGATTGTATGCAACCCTTGATCCGTTTTCTTTGTTTAAGGACTTGATCAGGTCTACTGTGAAATCATCTGAAGAACTTTTTTTTCTTTCTTTTCTCAATGTAACCCTCTGTTATTTTAACTTACACTAAAATTATACTCTTGTTCAATAGATCTGTGAAACAAAATCGGGAGGCAAAGCCTCCCGACACAATCTAAAAAATCAATTAGCTATTCATCTATTAGATCGGCAAATGCATCATCAAGAGATTTATACTTTTGTCCTTCTTGCGCAGAAGAGCTTCCCTGAGTCTTGGGTGCACTACTAGAGGGCGCACTATTCGACTCGCCCTGGTCAAAAGATCCGTTGATCCAATCATTCACGATCTTTGAAAGCTCATCATATGACTTACATTCATACATTGCAGAGACATCAGGGATATTTTCTACCCATTCATTCGTCTTGTCAGAAGAAGTCGACAAGGGGGTTTGTCTACCTCTGGGGAGGACTTCAGTTGTTGTCCACTTCTTTCCAGGTTGCTTTGAGCAGCTAACCTTAATGTCTCTTCCTGTAGCAGGATCAGTAATATCACCGTAATCTTCATCAAGCATGATGTTCAGCAAAGACTGGTACACCATCTTTCCAAATCCCCAGATCTGAACACCCTTGTCTTCTTCTCCTCGGACAATTACAGGTGCATAGGTTCGCATCTTAGGGTAGAGCTTCTTGGCAAGCTCATAAGATTCCTTGGTCCCTTCATCCCTTAGCGTGTTAATAAGCTCTTGAATAGGATCTGGGTTATTAAATTGGTACGGTGCCAAGAGACCCGGATTGTTTCCAATATTGTAATAAAACCAAAGCTCCTTAAAAGGTTGCCCGTCGTTATCAGAGAACGATAGTAGGCGGACAGTATAGTCTTCGCCCTCCTTAGGTCTCCAGTTTTTTGTTTGTCTGCGGTTATTTCCGCTAAGTTGGTTTAGCTTGCGACGAATCGCTTCAAAGTCAACTGCCATTTTTAACTCCTTAATATTTAATGGTTATTGATTAAATTGTCAAATGATAATGATTAATTTCCATGATGACTATAGAATATTAACCTTTAAATTTCTAAATGTTCAAAATTAATTTATATTTTTCCGCCAAAAGATTTTTCAGCTGCATCAATCGCCCTTTTCCTGGCAGCTGACCCACTAGATGCTTTTCCGTCCGGACCTGTTCCCATAGGTGTCACAACACCTGGAACCCCTCCTGCAGAATATTCATCAATAAAATCTTCATCCTCCTCTGTAACACTAGATGGTCCTGAATCTAGTTCGTCAAGGGTGGCGTCTAAGTTTTTTTTTT